TAGCGGCTTGCGTTGCCGCCTGTGCGCGCATCTCTGCTTTACCTTGGTCGTTAATTGGCACACCGAATTCATTTTCCAAATTGGAAAGAATCCCATTGTATAATTGTATTTGTGTTGGCAGCGTTAGCATGGCATGGGTTTAAAAAAAGTCATCATTAAAGTCAAGTGGGTTAAAGTCGCCGGTTAATTTTGTGTTACCGAAATTTATTACCGTCATTCGTTTTGAACCGTTTGGATAAATCGTTACAATATTTATTTTCACAGTATTTATTGCCGGTAAAGTAACATTAACCGTAAACGTTGCACCGAGATCAGTTAAAAATTTCAGGTCGTCTTTTACTGCATTTTCAATTTTAACCCTCCCAGCACTGTTTAACGGAGTGTTATTTAAAGTTCGCTCTGTTTTAGAATTAAATTGCCGACCAGGAATATTGCCATGAAATAATTTATTGCCCCAATAATCGAAATTTTGTCCTGGTATCGGCGAAGGTTCATTTGTTGACTGTTCGATATTGCCGCCAAATAACGCAAGATAAATTTGATTTTCATTTCCATATACCAATGCAAAATCATTTCCAAGCAATTGCAGGTCGCCACCGTTACCATCTGATTCACCAATCGCGTGGTCATATACAAGTTTATTTTGACTAGCGGCCATAAGCAGGTGTTAATACTTTTGTAGATGAAACATTTGGCATTACATTAACGGTTTGTGATTTGCCAGATTGCATAGCAACCGAATTATTACTATCATTTTTAATCGTAATAGTTGCATTTAAACTTGCCTTCATGGTCGCGTTCATTTCGTCAACCATTGCTTGCTGTTCAGGTGAAAATTCTTTTTCTTGTGTTATTGTTGGCGCTGTTATTTCTTCTTTTTTTGTCGAAATTTTTTTACCTTGTAATATGTCTCGTCCTTCAATTGCAGATATACCACCGCTTTGAATAGCTTGTTGAACTGAATTTGTAGCGCCTAATTTATCTGCCAACGCTAAACTTAAAGCCGATTTTGAACCTTCTAATTCGCCCCTTAGTCTTGATACATCTTCGTTGAAAGCGGGGAACCACGCATTGTCAGTTGCAGTTAATAATTGACCTTCTATGTTTGATTTTTTATTTTGCGCTTCTGTAACACCTTGCCCGGTTTGTTGAGCCTGGTATTGCAACGCCTTTATCATCGCGTCATGCGTAGCATAACCAACTTTTTCCCACTGCTTAACCAAATCTGCTGTTGCTTGCGTTTGCGCATCTATGTGCGCACGAATATTCATATTTTGTTGCCGTTCATATTCGGCGTTTAATTCCCCCTGGTGATAAGCCAAGTATCCTATACCGGCAGCAAGCGCAGCAACACCTAATACAATTATTCCAATAGGATTAGCCGCCCATGCCGCGTTAAATCCAAGTGTAGCGGTTGTTGCTCCTTCTGTTGCGGTTGCGGTTCCTAACATAGCGGCACCAAGCATCGAAATACGCCTGGCCGCTAATGCAACTTCATTTCCTTTTAATGTGGCTGAAAAAGCACGTTGCGCAACCGAACTAATACCAAGTGTTACATTCCAAGCAGTCATAACTATTTTAGCAGTTAACATGACGGCTTTGTATTCAAGAAATAGTTTTACAGCCGTTGCAATGCCGCTTAATACTTTTTCCAAATTATTAGTCAACCAAACCGCAGCCTTAGAAATCGTATCCATCACACTGCCAACCGGGGCAGAAGTGGTTAACATATTTGCCCATGCCGCACTTAACCTTTCCAAAACAGTTTTCATATTACCGGAATTTATAACCGCTCCCTTCTGCGCCTCACTGGTACCGCTTACTGCTTTCGTGAACTCATTATAGGTTTGCCGATTTGCAACCAATATTTTACCGGCTGTAATATTGTGTATTCCAAAAATTGCAGTTATCAACGCATCTTTTTGTTTTGCTGTTTTTAATTTATCTAATAATTTATTAGTGTCGTCAAGTGCTGCGTTAATAGAGAATTGCCCTGATTTATAACCCAATCCGGCTTTTTGTAATTTGATAATTGATCCGCGCAATGCTGTACCAGCATCAGCACCATATAGTGAAAATTTTGCAAGGGTTTGAATTAATGCGACCGACTGTTCTAATGTCACATTTGCGCTTGCTGCGGTCGGGCCTAAATTCACAAATGATTCTGCGGTTTGGGCAATTGAAGCAGCACCGACTGCTTGTCCTGCCGCTAATACGTTTATAGTTCTATTAGCCTGATCTGCACCAAAAGAATATTCATTCATTATACCAACCAGGCTTTCTGCGGCTGGCTGTAAATCCATTCGTGCAGCTTTTGCAAGAGTTATGGTAGCCTCTGCAACCTGACCTAAACCATCAGCAGTTTCCGCGAACTTAGCGTTTTTAGATGCGATCTGCTCAAATGCCTGGGCCACAAACACGCTGGATTTTTGTGTGTGTTTTGCAACGTCATCAATTTTTTTCTGAAATGGCGCAAATTCAGCATCGTTTAAATCAGAAACAATAACCCTAAAAGCATCAACAGCAGTTTCGTAATCTGTGATTGCATTGAATGAAAATTTACCTAATTGAAATGCTCCGGCCACCATAGCACCAGTTCCAACCATTGAAAGCATTTGTTTTTGAAGCGCACCTAAACCAGGCGTTAATTTTCGCACAACCCGTTCAGTCCTTGCCATTGCGGCCTCAGCACTTTGACCAAAAGAAATAACACCGCCACGCATTTTTTGCATTGCCGGCGACATTTGATCGACGGCTGTAAAAATTGATGGAATTACTAATGCTGGCATTGTCTATAAATGTTCAAATGTTACTTCCATGCTTTCACCTTTTTTTAACCTGGAAAATTTCTTTTTTTCCATTACTAAATCGAACCAGTAATAAAGACCCAAATAGTCATCTCTGTCACAAAAAAGGTCGCCCAAAATATTAGGCGACCAACTTTTAAATTCCATTGCAACTGTCCTTAATGTGTATTCAAATTTTATAGGCTGTAAAAAAAAACAGTCAATTGTGTTGCTATAAGGAAATCATGTCGTTCCATTTTTTCAAAAACACCCTTTGGTAATTTTGCTTTACTAACTAATGTAAGTCGAGCAATAACGCCGTCAGGACTGAAATCCAAATAATTTTTTGTCGCTTTAATAAAATCACCGGCACTGTATCTGAAATCATAAACTATTTCAGTTGTTGCGCCATCACCAAGCGGTGTTTGTAATTTTTGAGTTACGGTTTTTTCTTCAAAAACTAACTCGCCAACCTGCACTGCCTTTATTAAAACTTCAATTGCTGGAACAACGCCTTCTTTATCCTTAAAAGCAGAACGATCCATTTTATCAATCCATTCATGGACTTCTTTTGTGGCCTGGTCTAAACTTACAACTTCCTCTTTCATCACGCTACCCTTTTAAGTGTTCCACCGCCACCAAATTTAGTAGGTACAGTTGAATCGTTTACATTTGCCTTAAGGTCGCTAATAACGGAGCCTTTCGCGCCATATACCGAACCGTTAATGCTATCAATCGTTATATCAGCTTCGATTGTAGAAGCGGCGATCCGGCCCAATGCTTGAAGTTCTTCGGCAACAAGCATATCCCACGCCACCAATGCATCAACTTCCCAAGGAACATTATTCATTTTATAAATTGGCGTTCCATTACCGGTAACAGCAACCTCTGTTTTACGAATCCCACCAAGATCATAACTGTTATCCTGGGATGCTTTGCATTCTAAAATAACAGTGCCTTCAACCTGATGTTTGATTGTGATGCTTTTTAAATCGCCAGCGAAAAATCCCATTTTTACATTAATTTTTATATACTTACCGGTGTTCCTAAATTAACGCCTGATTCAGCTTCTGTTGCTGAAATCCTGGCAATGCCTGTTTTTTTATACCTGAAAAATGTATTGAAACGGTTTGGATTATTTTGGTCAATTGAAACTTGCAAAGATGCAACTGAAAAATCCAAATCAGCAATCAGTCCGTCCGAAACTAACCCTGCAAAGAAAGAAGTAATTAAAATTTGCTTCCAGTCTTTTGGTTTAATTATTTCGCCGTTTTGAACTGAATCTGAATCATTGGCAATAATTTTACCAACAACAAAAATATCTTCAAGAACTTTATAACGAAACCTCACATTGAAATCAACCATCAAATCCCTGCGCCATCTCCATGCTGGGCGAAGGTCACCATCGGGATGGAAAGTTGTAATAGGGTCTTTCATTACATAATTTCCATTTATCAGATCAACGGTGGAACATCCTTTTTTCACAATTCTATCGCGGTCATTGTAATTTGACATTACGCCGATCAATGTAGGTGCCGGAATATCAACAAGGCGCTTATTCAGAACATCCAATGCCGGATTATCCTGTGCGATAACTGCCCATGTACCGCCATCGCTTGCTGCTACTTCCATCGGTAAAATCAAACCAAGCGGAGCAGGTGAAATTGATATAGCAACCTGGGCCTTACGCGGGTCAGTAAATGATGACGGATCTTCATCAACAGAACCGGTAAGCCAGATAATCGGTTTCATTACAATTCCAATATAACGGCCAGTTGGTGCATCCGGATCAGGAATACCTGTCCATGCTTCAAGCGCGCTGCAAATAGTTGTATTTGTTCCGTAAGAATTTATGCCGATTGTATTCCATTTGGGTTCCATCAAAGCAAGTGCATCGGCTATTGATGGAACGCCAGCACCATTTTGGATGCTGTTAATGATATATGTAATCCCGGCATCGTTTCCGTTGGTATCGACGCTAACAGTTAAAGCGTTTGCAGTTTCACCTCTCCATTTTGATGTGAAAGTATTTACGTAATCTGTATCAGTGGCCGACATTGGCGCACCCAATACTGAATTTACGGCATCGGTAATTTTATCAGTTATTTGGTCGGATGAATCCCCCTGGTTAATTGTGATATTGTAAAATTGCGCATCCAATCCATCGCGCCCATCAATTTTTATAGTGTGGGTTGCGCTGGAAGTCGCTGTACCAACGGGAGTTATTTCATAAACTTTTGCAGTTGCCCCGGCTGCTTCGGATTGTGGATAAAAAACTAAAGGAATACCGTTTAAAATCGGCATCATTATCCTGGCAATCTGATATGCCGGTGAACCAAAACCATAACGCAGACCAACTGCTTTTAACGATGTGGCTTCCCATTCCGAAACATCTAAACTATCCTGATTGGCGTGGTTTGCCTCGCAAAGAACGGCTACACGCTGTGGTAAATTTGAAGTTGAATTTTGAAGTAAAACAGAGAGTTGGTAACCAACTATTGACGCTACATTGTTTGATCCAACTGCCGACATTTTGTACTTTTAGTTTGTGTAAAACTACGGGGGTTGAAAATATATTTTTTATAAGTTAGTATAATATGCTAACTTTTTTTACATTTGTTCCATGCCGAATAAAAATAAACCGAATCGTTTTAAATTAACGCCGCAAGCATATAAAAATATTTTAGCTATTTGTGCGCGGCTGGCGAAGTTTCAGCAAGTGGATAAAACTGGTAAATTGAGATTTGAACCGGTTGCGAAATTTATCGGAACAAAAGATTTTCAACTGTCAGAAATAAAAGGGGTTGGCCCGTCATATACAAAACAAATCGAAAAAGGTAAAAAGCCATTACTCATTAATCACCAGGTTAATTTAATTGATATTTACCAAAAAGATGGTGATGGCGGGGTGAAATTATACGTCGATCATTTTGAAAAGTTGGCGAATGAAGCGAAGGAAAAGAAAGGGATTGCTACGACATGATAGAATACAAAGTAATATCATGTGCCGTTTCTGGATCGGGAAATAAAATTTTCAAAACTGGTGATCTTGTAAATGAATCTCATTTCACGCCAGGTCGCGCCGAAGATTTGGCGAATCGCGGTCATTTGAAACGATTAAAACCTGTAAAATTAAATTTTAAAATCGGCGTATTGATACCTACGCGCGGGAACAGGCCGGTATTTTTAGAGCAGGCGCTTTCACTTATTAATGCTCAAACAAGACAACCAGATCACGTTGAAATTATTTCAGACCTTCCATTAAGCGAAGATATAGACGTTACGTACCGTTATCGAATTGGATGTGAGCGATTATTCGCGTTGGGTTGCGATGTAATTATTTTCTGGGAGGATGACGATTGGTATTCGCCAGAATATATCGAATTAATGATTGGTGAATGGATGCGCATAGGTCGACCATCACTTTTCGGGATAGGTCAAACTGTTTATTATCATATCTTTTCACGCCGTTATATGGTATTGGCCCATCGAAGCAAGGCCAGCGCAATGAGTACAATGGTTACGCGCAAAATTATGGATTTAAAATGGCCCAAAGACAATGATGCTTACTTAGACGCTGCACTTTGGAAATACCCTGGAAAAACCTGGATACCAGCAAAACATATTTGTATCGGAATAAAACATAATACCGGAATGGTTGCGGGGGGGGCGCATAACGAAGATAATGCGCATTATAATAAGGTGGATGCAGATGGAAGTTGGTTGCGCGGAGTTTGCGGGGATGGTGCGGAGTTTTATGAATCGTTAGTAATGAGTGGTGATAAACATACAAGTCGAAAAATTAATAGCAGATTTTAAAAATGATGATTTATGAATTTAACCTACACCAAAAAATCATATTCATCCGACCCTTTTCTATCAATAATTACGAGGGTTTATAAACGCCCGCAGGGATTAGCTGAAAATTTACTTTCCATTGATTCGTTAACAGATAAAGATATTGAGCAAATTTTTATTACTGATACTATCGGGATTGGATTACTCAGAGCGAACCAATCTTTTTCGGATAAAGAAACCCGCGCGTTAGTTACAGGTAAATATGTTTTCCTTTTGGATGACGATGATAAAATTATAAATCCTGAAATGACAACTGAATTAAAGGCGGTTGCCGATCAGCATAACCCAGACGTTATTTTTTTCAGAATGATTATCAAAATAAATCAAATACCAGGGAATTTATATCCTACTGATGAATTATGTTGGGGTAAAAAGCCTATTATTGCAAGAATTGGAGGTAGCTGTTTTGTTGTCAAGCGAGAAATTTATGAAAAATTTATTCATAAGTTTGGAGTTGCTAGATGCGGTGACTTCGCATTCATTGATGCGGTTTGGGAAAGTGGCGCAAGTGTATATTGGCACGATGTAATAATGTGTGAAACCGGAAAGGTTTCACGCGGCAAACCCGAATAGTACAATGCCATTCGACGAACATAATATAAAATGGGATAAAGACGCGCGTAATGGGTGCTTATTTATTGGCGCGGTAATTGCAGTTTTTTGGATAACGGTTATAGTAGTTTTATTATGGTGGAAGTAAAATTTCTTATTTTGGCAAGCGGTTACAACGTCGAAAAATACGTTGAAGATTGTTTAACTTCGATTGAGGCGCAAACTTATAGGAATTTTGAGTTAATCGTTATAGATGATGCAAGTTCTGATAATAGCAGGGATGTTATTCAAAAATATTTGAGAGCTACAAAAGATTTAAAATGGTGTGCCGAATACGAATTCAGAAATAAAGGTATTGTGAAATGCAGACACGATGCGCTAAAAAGAATAAATCACACTATTAATTTCGACGTTATCGTATGGCTCGACCTCGACGACCGCTTATTGCCAAACGCGCTTGAAACACTTAATCTCGCTTATCAATCCTCCGATTGCTGGCTAACATACGGCAATTACATTATTAAAGATACGGGCCAGGTTTGTTTTGATGAGAATACAATTAAATACGAAGATAAACCGGCCCGGCACCAGGATTGGAAATTTATTCATTTGCGATCATTCAGAAAAGAATTATATTATCACTTAACCGATGCTGATTTATTTCCTAAGCAAAAAACAATTTATCCCGACATTAATATGCTTTATTGCTTAATGGAATTGGCTGGAAAAGATCACATAGTGCCGATACTGGATGTTATTTACGAATACAATAATATGAATCCGTTAGCAATAACGCGCAGGTTCACGCAGGAACAGAGGGATTCGGAGTTGGCATTTGTGAAGGGATTAGAACCGAAAAAACCGTTGGAATGCTTGTAATTTTCATCATAATATTAATTTTAATGACATATAAGCCGTATGAAGATTAATTTTATAATTGTGGTGAGCGGCTACAATTGTGCGCCCTACGTATTCCCGTGCTTAAAATCCATCGTAAACCAGCATTACGATAACGGTAAAATAAAAATTATTGTCATCGACGATGCCAGCACCGATAATACACTTTCAGAAATAAATCAATTTTACGAAACTTTTATTCACAACAATCCAAGGTTCAAACATCTATTTCAAACCATGTCGTATAAGCAAAATCACGGGGCTGCTTTTTGTCGCCATGCTGCTATTTCGACTTATGGTCAGGATAATGATGTGGTGATATTTGTTGGATTGGATGACGAACTTTTACCATGCGCACTGAATAGAATTTGCCGCGAATATCAAAATGGCAAATGGATGACGTATGGTAATTGGATTAATCAATACGGTAAAATGTTGCCGGTGGATTTTGAATTGGATTTCCCGGACGAGATACATGAGACGCGCGCGTATCGCACCGTACCATACCGTTCCACCGCACCAAATACATTCAGGATAGAATTATTTAGACAAATACCAATCTGTGATTTTTTAATTAACGGCAATTGGATAGATACGACCACGGAAAGCGAGGTTATGTTTTCATGTTTAGAAATGTGTGGTAAAAAACGCATTGGAATAATCCGGGAACCCATATATTTGTACAATCAAAATTTACCGAATGGAACGCAACGAAGGTTGGGGCAGGAATATAAAAATAAGGTTCTGGGGGAGATCACGAAGCGAAAATCGAAACCGTTAATTACTGAATTATGAAAATAATCCTATGCTGCATATCGGATTGGGCCAATTTGGAATTCAACATTTGTAAATCCCTCCGCGCTGCCGGTGCCGATGCTTCATCATATTATATTACACCGCACCCATTTGGGTATGCAGAAACCAGTACACACACTACAATAGATGGATTGCGCCGCGTCATTTCGTCTTCGCCAACAGATTCACTCATTATTTTAACTCACGGTGAAATTTGGCTATTGAATGAATTGGAAAGTGTGATAGGTAACCGCACGATTTGCGTAGGATATACCGGATCAGCATACAGGCGCGCACCGGAAGCACATAACGCCGTTTTTAATCCGCGCGTCAAATTCACTCTTACTGATGAGTGTGAATTTATGCAACTTGGCGCAAAAAATATTCATTATTTTGCTGCTCCATTTGAAATGAACGGTACGCCAAAATTCGGGCACGAAATTCATGCTCCTTATGCGATTGGTCATTTTCCAAGTAACCCGGAAGTGAAAGGAACTGAAAAAATACTGGAAATGTTGGGAAAGGTAAAACAGCCATTCACGCTTATGCACTCAAATGATCGTGTTTCTCACACAGAACAACTTACCAGGATGAATAATTATGATATTTATATTGAGTTATTTAAACCGGAATTAAACGGTAAACCATACGGTTGCTGGGGTGTTACTGCTTTTGAAGCGGCGGCGGCTGGTAAAATTGTGGTTACGCAAAATATAAATTTGGATGTTTACGAATCGGCATACGGATCGCCGCGCAAAGGAACGCATCCGACTGAAAGAATTTGCCCGTTTTTCGTTTGTAATACCGAACAAAGATTCATTGATAACGTTTCGCATCTATTGGAATTATCCCCGGCTGAAATTTCACGGCATCAAACCGATACTTATAATTGGGTAACAGAAAAGCACAGTTTTGAGGCGACAGGTAAATATTTATTGAGTATTTTTGGGAGGTATTGGAGATGACCGACAACATAACCGCTATAATTGTTTCTTACAACACCGCAGATATACTTCGTTCTTGCGTTGAATCTATCCGACTTGAGTATCCTAAGTTGAAAATAATTATCATTGATGGTAGTGATGAAACCAACGACTGTTTTACTTATACGCAAACCTTACGCGATGACATCACGCTCGTTAAAAATTATCGTCAAAATATCGGGCATGGGCCAGGAATGAATTTAGGAATTGGATTTTGTAAGACGCGCTACTTCCTTTTAATTGATTCCGATGTAATTATACGCCGTCACGGCATAATAGAATACATGGCTATCCTGATGGATGGTAACCGGGATAAATGTTTTGGAGTTGGCAGAGTTGTGATGGTAAATAATGATGGCGGTAACGTTGACAAAGACGGTATTCGTTATTTGCATCCACATTTTGCGCTGATAGATAAAATGAAATACATTTTATTGCCAGCTTTTATAAATCACGGCGCGCCATGTATTAATACGATGACGCAACTTGAAACCAGTCCGCACCGATTTTTTTGCATCAACGTTCCTTTCTCAGATTTTATTTTTCATCCTGGGAGAGGAACCCGCATATTAAATCCACCTGAATTTTCACCTGATAAATGGGATGTGCCCGCGAAGCAGTGATGTATTTCATTCCCGTCATATACCCTTCTTTTGTTTTCGCTCATCGCGGAATTGATATTGTTTTTGTTTTTAAAATTGGAATGAATTGAAACTCGCTATCCTAATCCCAACACGCGGCGACCGTCCGTTATTCCGAAAACAATGTGAACGGCTGATAAAATTGCAAACAATTCAGCCGGACATTATTCTTTTCATGGATTACCCACCGGAATCCACCAACAAAGATATAACGCAGCGTTACCGGCGCGGTTATGAATATTTGCGCGGTCGTGGATTAGATGTTATTGCTTTCTGGGAGGATGATGACTGGTATGCTCCAAATTACCTAGAAACAATGATAAAATCCTGGGAAAATGCTGGAAAACCCGAACTTTTCTCCACTTCTTACACAATTTATTATAATATTCGTATCTTTTCTTACTTTGAAATGGGTCATCCGCGCCGAACTTGCGCCATGTCAACATTGATTCGGCCCGATATGAGCTTCAATTGGCCGCCGGATCACGAGCCATATTTGGATACACACCTATCTGACATAGCAAAACATGCTGATGGAAAGCGCCTAAAATTGGTCAATTTTGCCCCAAAACAGCATATTTGCCTAGGTATTAAGCATGGAATAGGGTTAACCGGTGGCGATATGCATACTTCCAGGCTTGAAAGATACGATATTCACGGTGGGCCAGATAAAGACTTGCAATTGCTGCGCCGGATATGCGATCCTGAAAGTTTTGAGTTTTATGTTAATTATTTCAACAAGCCGGTGGCCCTCTAATCATTTCCATTTTACCACAATTAAAAATTCCACGCGCGGCTATTTAATATAACGTCGATTATAATACAAACTAACGGTTTTGTTAGTGACGCATTATAATGGAGCGTTATGTATAAATAGCTTGGGAGGTGGGTGGCGTAGGGTTGGGTTTGCGCGATACTAATAAGTTGATGTTAATGTTAGTTCAAATTTTAGATACCTTTATAAAAGAGAAGCCCGACACTTAGAATGTCGAGCCTCATTAATTCATCATTTAAAAACAACTTAAACAATGAAAACTTATTTCATCACTCAAGAACAATTAGACATTATCAACAAATTAAAAAATGATACTAAAGTCATGGGCCAAATTAACACGGTTAATGGAGGGTATTCACTTAAATTACAACCTACTGCCGGTAATCCAAATGCAGTAAATGAATATTTACTGTTTCTCAAGGACAACGGAATCGAACTTAGCTGAGTATTTTATTTCAATACCTATTTTTTTTAATTTAGATATTTCAGCGTCTATTTTATCAAAATTTTCATTTGTAGTCGGATCATAAATAATTGATCTGTCACGAATTTCTTTGTGAAAATTTTTGTCTGATTCAAAATCTGAATTGAAAATAAACATTCGCACTGAGCCTAACGGTTAACCTTACACACAGGAGCGTTAGCGAGATCAGGCCAGAGAATAAGCGAAACGTTTTCGTTTACGCTATTCGGGGCGGCTATTTACACATAACGCCATTATATCTGAGTGCCTCTATAAGCCGAGCGATTAGCGAAGGCGACGAAAGATATAATGGAGCGTTCATGTTAAATTTAGCTTTGGTGTGCGGGGCTTTTTAAGCGAAACAAATATACGGCAACAAAACGGGATTTGCAAATTTATTTTTATCGCTGAGGTCTATTTAAAGCTGAGGTCAATCCCCACTGTTTAATCAACCATTCAGAAAAGCGCCACCAGGTTTGTTCATCTTTTTCAACCACGCCAATTTCTTTAAACACATGGTGCATTAAAATTTCTGTCAGGGCCATATTGTAAACGTTCAAATCGAAAACGTGATTTTGCACATTCGGACTTTTCTTTTTCCAAATGAACGTTCCTTTTTTCTCATCAATAACCCGGTGTTCGGCCTCAAAATGCTCAAAATAATTTTCATTTTCGTATTTTCCATCGGCCCGGCGCGGAAAATTCATATACCCGCCTGGTTGACTTGACGCGTTTGAACCGTCCCATCGGAGCGAAATTCGGCTTGCAATTATATCTTTCAGGTGGCCCACTTCGATCATATACAGATTGGCCCGGCTCTTACCTAACGTCCAGTTTCGCTGATTCGCGCCGTGAATACGCGGCGTTGATTCTTTATTTCCCTTTAACCCAACGATTTTAAACCTGCCGCTCCGACTATCAATATAGTTCCACACGAATTTATCAGCGAACCCGCTATCTATACCGGTTAATTGTATCTTCATCGTATTGGTAATGGCGTTTGCGCCCCGGCCATGTTTGCCAACTACGTATGTGCGCGCCAAAATTAAATCCAATTCCTTCCAAACATTATTAGTTTTACTCGGATCATAAGACCATAATTCACGTCCCTCATCTTTTTTACCCAAGTATGCATTGGTAAATGTGCCGATACTACCGTGGTCAATGCTATATGTAGTGCCATTTTCTGCATGGGCCACTATTTCCCAATCCAGCCGGGCATCATCTTCCTTGCTGTTTAATTGATCCCCGACATACCGGCCCCCTAAATCACATGCACAGGTGATTAAAACGATATGACCATTACCATGTTTCACGCTCAGTTCATCGGGCACAACACCAATATCATAAGGTTGAATGTTTTTTTCAAGCTGGCGGGGTTGGATTGCAGTTGTTTTTGGTTCGTAACTTTCACCTAACACTTCATTGACAAACCATTGGTATTCCTCTTCTTTACGCGGCTGTCCTTTCGGGTGAATATCAATCCAATCCTGCACATACTTATCCCAACCGTCCATTCCAATCGGCGCGTATAATGCTGAGATATGATAACTCCTATACCCTTCAATTTTCTGAATATCAAATGCCACCCATTCACCCTTATTCAACCAATCCTGTTTATTTTTATCAGTAAAAAAACCATCACACAACGGACACACATAACCCACACTTTCTTTATCTAATCCCCCGTCACCCTCTTTCATTTTCCATGTTATACCAGCCATTTTACCAGGTCTACAAACGGATGGCATGATCCAATCAATTGTTATCAGATCATTACAGCAAGGGCATGGGATTAAATACCGGCGCTTATCTCCCTTGTCAAATGCCTCATCAATAGTACTGCCAATTAATTCTGGCGTTGAAATATCCATCCGCTTCTTAGTATCTTTATAAGCTGCGCTCCGTTGGTCTAATTTTTTATCAGTACTTCCAGATTCTTTTGATGCTTTTTTTATCGCAACATAGTCATCATTAAATTGGTTTTGCAAATCCACCTGACGGATATTTTTATGATTATTTGCACTCCATATCATTGCGAAACCGCCGGTAAAATCCTTTTGCGTATTAGTATCGCCTGTTTTATTATTTCTTTTCCTTAATGATGACGGTTTAATGTAATCCCTCAGTCCAGCCGAATTTATACAAGCATCTAATTTATCAGTGGCTTTCTTTATTAGTTCCGGTGCGCCAACACTTAGTGATGTATTACCAGGATTATTTTTTATGATCCAACAAATACCGGGATAAATTACGCCAGCCGAAAAACCAATCTGGCCGCCTTTCTTCACGGCACATCCCCAGCATGAACTGTCGGGTGAAAGTATATCTATAATTTCTCTGGTATAAGGGGTACGCTTATATCGAAACGGCCCAGGAAAAGGCTTACCCATTACTATATTTTGTTCAACCCAATCGCTTGGTTTGATGGTGGAAATTTGCGGAATGTTTTTAGTAACAATATTTTTTAGTTGTTTAACTAAAATTTCTGATTCATCTAATATTATCGTGTCGATCATAACTTATAAATGTCTATCATAATTATGTCCGCTCCCCCTTCCCACGTTTAACCGAAAACTGTTTAACAATTTCATCTATCGCCTTTTGGGTTGCTTCAGCAGATCGTTTCATCATTTCGTTTAATCGGTCAGTAAACTCAGTTGATATATCCGCCCTTTCTGCTGCCGTCAAATCCCGGCGCTTCGCAAAAATTGTCAAAATATCCTGAAGTGTATTTTTGCTTTCAACCAAAACAGATTGGCGTTCCTGTAAAAAAACGGAATCCATAAGATCAACCGGTACAACCTGGCCCATCGCTTTTTGGTTGTTGAGGTTTAACTTCTCAATTTCCTTTTCCATTTTGAGAATTTGGGTGCGCAATTTTTTAGCATCTAAGCTAGTTGTGCCGGTTATTTCTGGATCAATCGGTTCATTTTGTTGCCATTTCTGTTCATCTTCAATTATTTCTTTTTTGGTCAACGGGCGCGTTAGTCTTAATTTTTTTGGCTCAACCGCCGGTTTTTCTGATTCTATCCCTGCTATTTTATCCCGATTTTTATCGCGCCATTTCTGTAAAAAGGAAATATTTGGCTCAACCGATGAATCTATGTAGTCTCCATTGTAAATTATTTTTCGCCTATCAGGTAAAGCATATATGGATAGCTTCGACGTAGTCATACCGCACATCGCGGCGAATTCTTTCTTAGTATGGAGTGGCATCGTTTAACAACAAATGTAGTTAAAAATGGAGTTGTAGCCAATTTATACTACAAACCCAGGCTACAAAAAGTGAAATTTTAGTGTTTTTGTAAAAGAACGCGCATTTGCATTTATTGCGAGTATTTTTTATAACACTGGAAGTACCTAATACCTAGGGGGGGGTCATGTGTTAAACTATCTTATTACTTTTTCTTATATTATCAATAGCCCATAACGGCTGTAAATTTGTATAATGATTTAATTTAATAAGCTCTTTTTTATTCTTAGCGCTATCACAAGGAATGATGTGATCTATGTGCCATTTATCGCGGTTATTCCAATTCATCCCGTCTGTAAATAAATTTTCAATATGTGTTTTGAATTTATTAAAATTACAGCCTAATATCCTCTCAGTAGAACTATCTTTTGTGTAACTGCCCTTCCATATAGACTTACGTATAAGTGCCCTTATATTATTTTTAAGACGTATAAGTGGCGCGCGCTCTATTATGCGTTCATGCTGTTTAATAATATCACTTTCATTAACTAATATTTTAATTTGTTGTAATTGAGATTTTATACATCCACAATTTTTACGAATCTTATCTCTATGTAAGCTATCCACTGATACCTCATAAGTATTAACAAAACATAATGGACAAAATACAGTTGCCCGCTTACGACCATTTTTTATACCTAAATCTTGTGATATTTTATAACCATTAATTATTTCAGGTAAAGGCCTATTCCATTTAGAACATCCACAATGGCGCACTCTATTACGCTTTACGTCACTTACATTTGCTTTAAAATGATTTGAACATCTAGGACATTCATAAATACCATAACGGATTAACCATTTCCCATTTAATTGAGTTTTTAAATTTTCGATTAATTTCATTAAGTAAATATACGTAAATTATGCTAATAATTCAATAATCCCCTGAAACTCTTCCAACGACTTCACTATATAATACCTCAATCCAATAGCCTCTATTCGTTCCATAAATGCCCTCTGTGATGCGCTTAGTGTTCCGGTTGGTGTCTTTACCTCTATGAATAGAACGTGCGGCTGGGTGGACGTTGGTGTGGTTGGTTGGGATTGTGAGGTATGTACCACAATAAGATCACTCACCCCACCCAATACCCCTATATTAGTTAAGCGTTGCTGGCCCTGGTTGGGTACATGGAAGATTAGACAGCGTGGGGAGTGGTGAGCTAGACAGTAGGTGTTGGTATACCAGCGCACAATTTCGGCCTGGATTCGGTCTTCGGATGGAGTCATTTTTACTTAGTTTTACTTTATTTTTACTTACCTGTTTTACGTTATATAATATTGATTATTAATATATTATATATATAAAGTAAAAAGTAAAATATAATATATATTATAGATAATAGTACGGTGGTATATATAAAAAACACACTGGGGTTTATGATTTTTGTCGTTTTTTTTTACCTGGGGTTAACTGCATGGTTTTCAATTTTTTAGGCTAGTAAAACGGAAAGTAAAGTAAAAACGAAAATTGATTTTTTGGGTTAAAACGGGTAATTTGGCTCCTCAACCGGTTTAAGAATCTCATTGTTTCTATGAAACTCAAAAGGCCACCCTGTTTTGTAATCCATATTCTTAACAACCGGATCATAATTATTCCTACCAAAACGATAATATTTTAAAACTTCATTGCTAGGGCCTTTTTTACATTGTAATCCAATTTCATCAACTATAACCTTCCTAATGTATGCAACTGATACCTGGTTATTGGTTTTAAACCACTCATGTTTAATATCAGAAGAGGTGGCTTGAAATGAATCTAAGTTTGGGTTTTCATTAAAAAAATCCTCAATAAGTATTTCAATTTCTTTATGAAGCCAAGATTTTGAATCTTCTTTTACAGCCGATAACGCATCGGTTTGAGTTTGGTTTACGTTTAAAACCATACGCGATCCATTATCAAAATCTATTGGAGGTAATTGAGTAAGGTATTTTAAAAAATATGGTATTTCATCGAATAGTTGTTGTTCTATTTTAGTGTTTCGTTTATTTGTAATTACAGGGATAGGGCGAATCCAAAATCTATTTTCCTCTTTATCAATACGCATAAAATCAAGCACTTTATTTGAGCATAGAATGAATTTACCATAAAAAGGGATCGAATATTCGGAGATAAATTTTTGACTAACATCAATTGATTTTGCGGTGCTAAGGTGTTTTAATTTTTCTATTCCTTGTTGTTTTTCAATAAAAGTTTCTTCAAAAGTGATAATATTTTTATTAGCATAATTAGAATTAAATTGTTTCGTAAGCGCATCACTTGAAATAGAAACATAATTAGCGCCAAAAATCATTTGAAGCCAATTGATAAATGTTGTTTTACCTGTTTCGCGCGGTTTAGAAATGAGGCATAAGATTGGTAAGATGTGTTTAGGGTATTCATAAAGTACTTTGAAGTAAATTAATCCTGCATCCAATTGCGGTTTGTCGGGTGTGCCATTATTAAAAATATGTTGGAGAAAATTATATGTAACGGGAAAGTGACTAAAATTTACATCGGTTGGGTATGGTGTGTGTGAAAATTGAGAGTATAAATTATAACAGTTTTTTATTATTGGTGAATATCTTGTATTATCCGGATCAATAATAAAATCATCGAACTTAGGAATAGATGAAAGTAGATTTTTAGAATGATCTTGCTTTATTTCATCTTTCTTCCAGGGCTTAAGATGAGTTTGATTTGCACCATAGCGATCTTGTTTTGAAATAACTTTGTAATAATCTGTTCCAACCCGGATATATGGAATTTCCTGGCCCATTAATTCGTATTGGATGTAAGAAATTGCGGCTCCAATATCTCTTTTGAATTTTACAGCACACAATAAAGAGAAGCGAGAAATTATAGCGTTGTTTGGAAAATCATAATCATTAGGTTTACAAACTTGAACCATATACTTTCCATTTTTAAACGTAACCGTATTTAGGTCGTTTGGAGACGGTTCTAAAGGATTAATAAGAGCGGCCTCATTAACCGTAATCATATTACAATTACGAACTCCTGTAAAAATATCTTTAAAATCTCCGTAGAAATTAAACCATTCAATTGCGTGTAAATTTAATGGGTTACTCATATTTCATGGAGAAAAATTATCATAATACCCATGCTATTAAATAATTTTATTAATTGTTCCTGGCTTATTCCAACTCCATTATAATTATCAATCAATAATATATTTGCAAAATAACGCTCTATCGAAAATCCCTTTAAACCTCTTATTTGTCTTAATATTACTGGGTAATCATCTCCTAACCCTGGTTTAATTTCAATTCTAAAAAAAATATCAACGTTATTGTAATACGTAACGGTAAATGAAGCATCTATCCCATCAATTTCAAATTTAGGGGGTGATATTTTTTTTATTACAGCTTTAGAATTTATTTTATTAAGGTATAAAACAACTAATTTTGAAATAAAATCCATATCCAAAAACATTCCCTGTATTTTATTATGATCAGGTGTTTCGGATGGTTCTTTAAAGTTGTTAATTATAAGTGTATTTATTTGTGGGTATTTTTCAGCCAACCATCCCTGTTGTTGTATCCATTCCATATATTGCTGATCCTGTGCCATAACCTCAAGAGGTTGGCCTTTGTATTTACCAAATGGAATTAAAATATTCTCCATGACAAAAAAAAATTAAGCCCGTCAAACTCACACGGTAAGCCGTCAAGCGTTTAGAACGCATGAATTCTCAGGGCTATGTTAAAAATACGATTCCATTTCGCTTGACGTAATAAGTGGGACTGCTAATATATAAATAATAACCAAGCGAAATCATGAGTGTGAAAATAATTATGAACTATTGCATGTGTATAGCTATTCAATCAACCATGGATTTTTTACAAACCGATAAGTATAATCGCACCTATTGCATGCGCCAGCCGATTTTTTATCAAGCATTCCAAAAATTTGAATATGGGCTATGTCAGATTCGGTAATAGGCAGATTTTGCGCATTGATTTTGCGCATTGAAAATAATTTATATTGGAATAGATCGAATAGTTGGCGAGCTTGAGTGAGGGTGGCGTGGCGCGGTTCGGCAGTCATAAATACATCTCCTCAGGATAAATAAAACCATATAACGGTGATGGTTCGTGATTGTTTATTTCAATCAACGCAATTTCGGTTGCACGGGACGGCTCACGAATACCGCATTGGGATTTGAACGTACTGTAATGACGAACTAGTGGGCGTGATGCTACCCGATCATGTTGGCTTAAAAGGCTTTCGGTTACATCCTTGTTGGATCGGAATACCTCAGGCTTTCGTAAATTTTCTAAATTACCTTTGGTGACCAATAGTTGTTGCTTAATTTTTAATAGCGCTTTTTGAATATCCGTTGTTGTTTCTTTTGTCATAACCTATTCATCCAAGCCGCCCCCGCAACAATCGCCAATACCAAAATTACCAAAATAAAATCAAATATTTCCTCGCGCTTCATAACAACTCCAATATAATCTCAACCAGCCGTTCCTGCGTTTGCATTTTATCATCTTTTATAATGGCCTTTGCGATCCGATTGGCATGATTTGTTTTGGCTTCGTTTTTTTGCGCCACCCGCACAATTTTGGAAACGCCAGAAGATTTACCGTTACTGTTTTTTATGGCATCGGCAAGACGGGATGAGCGTTCTTCTGCGTTGGGCGTTGTTCGTTTTGTTTTCAAAACAGTCGAAACATTTATAGTACCGTTTTTTACATGCTCTTTTATCTGAGGAGATTCAGTTGCGAGTGAAAGCATTTGATCCACATAAGACCGGCTCTTTCCAATTTTATCGGCAATCGCTTTTGGGGTGTGTCCGATATTAACTAGGCGTTGTATCAGTTCGCAAACTTCAATTGCATCTAACGGCTTATTGTCTTGCGTTGTAAACATTTGAAGGATGCGTTGTTCTTCTGTAGTTTTGGTTTTGTTTACAATTGCCATGAAGTAACAATCATTGCCTTCCGTTTCAAGTAGTTTTAACGCCTCATATCGCCGGTGCCCGTCTGCCAGTACAAATGTTCCATCAGCCAATACATCAACACGGCCAGGTAGTGTCTGTCCGTTTTCTAAAATGGATTGCGCCAACCCCTTAATATCGCCGTAATGCTGCCGGACATTGAAGCCGTCGCGGATAACTATTTTGTCGAGAGAAATACGCATAACTTCATCTGCCCGTTGTGAATTATCGCGGATGGTAGTTCTGTTACCGAGTTGGTCGAGTGTTAATTGTTGTGTGGTCATGGTTGTAATTGTTTTATTTGTTGTTATTTGATTTTACTATTTTCTTCAATCTCCAATTCCGCACATCTCTTTATATCTTCCATTGCTATTTTATCGCTTTCAAAAAATCTCGGTGGAAAAACACGAATATTAGGCGAAGATTTTTTATAAATTTGTATAGCGGCGAATAAGGTTGAGGTTTGCGCAGCGAGTTTCGAGCCAGCCTCACCAGCAATTATTTCTACCCAACCAGCACGACAATGAGTTGTTTCACATGTATGCCATTTATCCATTTTTAAAGCATAAGGAGGTTTACATGCTTCTAATATTTTTTGATGGATGTTTTCGATAATGGGAATTTCTAATTTATTAATTTCATTATAACCGTTTTTATAATACAAACCTATGCAACCGCGGCAACCGCGGCAATCGCGGCAATCGCTGCAACCGCCGCAACCGCTGCAATCGCTGCAATCGCTGCAACCGATGCAACCGCTGCAATCGCTGCAACCGCGGCAACCGCTGCAACCGCTGCAACCGCTGCAACCGCTGCAACCGCGGCAACCGCTGCAACCGCTGCAACCGATGCAATCGCTGCAACCGCTGCAACCGCTGCAACCGCTGCAATCGCTGCAACCGATGCAACCGCTGCAATCATGGCAATTGTAACAGCCTTCATTATTAAACTGATTTTTATAATCCGGGTTATTATCAGCGAAATTTTGAGAAACGCCGTTAACTGTTTTATCTTCTCTTTGAGAAAATTCTTGATAATCTTTGAAAATTTGTGTCATGAGGTTTGGTTTTTATATTGGTTAATAAATTGTTCTATTGTAATATACCGATTTTGTCGCGTCCACCTCATCACCTTTCGCCAATCGCAAACCGGTATAATGACAATAAGTCGTTGCGATAAATACGGATCATCCTGCATTTGCCCCTCAAACGAAATCGGGGCCAATCGGTTACCGCGTATATAATGGCGGCGGATAAATTCGCCGATCATCGAAAATACTTCTATAAATGAATATCGCTTCTGCTCATCATTTTGCCTCAATTCATTTTCAATCGCAATAATATATTCATTTTCAGTTTGCCAGGATGCATGTCGATTATTGTACCAATAGATGTAATCAGTCGATGTTATAGTTTTAACGCATTTCCGCTTACGATTATAAAATCGCAATATTCGCGGTTGTGAGGGCGTGAATGATTGTTCAAATTCGCGGACTGATTCGGTTATGGAGTGGAAGTCGGTCATTATAATTTAGCTTCAATCTCACGTTTCTTTTTAATGTCTTTAAATTTTCCGTAAGCCTCTGAAAATGGTTGAACTTGTCCAAGCCCTTTGCACCAATAGTCATTACGTAGAATCACCTTGCATAATCTTCGCCATGATGGTACCCAACATTTTGATTCTAAATCTTCCGGCGCTTCGTCGGGTATTTTGAGGTAACCCCTATCTTGCCAACCTTTAATAAATTTTTTAAACCGTTCCTTATAATGCGAACTGGTGCGACATGGCATTGTTGATAAAAGTAGATTGCAAAATGATTGCCACGTATGACCGTTAGGTTTAGTAATTTTATTATACCCTGTCATATTACCTGTTTCTTGAATATAGAGCGCACCAGAATTTACGCCATTAACACGCGATACGAGTTTATACCATGTTTCAGGTTCCAATATATGATATAACCATAATCCTCTGCGCTGGTCATCTCCGTATGGCTGACACAATCGCTGTTGTGATATTTTTACACCTGCCATCATCATTTATCATAAATTTTATTATGTGGCAGCTCACGAAATTTACCATGAAACACCCAAATATCTTCTGTGCGCCAATCGTAAATCGGATAAATATTAAATAATTTCGCGGCTATTTTAGTAGACCATTTCCAATTATTAAACATTAATCCATCTTTTCGTGAAGTGATTGCCCGGTAACGATGCAGTGATTCATCGGCGCGTATGCCAATAAACGCAACGGTATTTATTCCGCGTGAATACCATTCGCCAAACAATACCATAAACTCTTCAAATTCCATTTTAGGTTGGTAAAAATCGTACTGGTTTAGGTCAGCGCACCGAGAGGGCATTGGTCGCACCCAAACATCTTGTTTTTCTTTATCCCAACAAATCCAGCGAGGTTGATAATTTGATACGGCATTTCGTAATAACAATTCGGCACACACCCAATGTAATTCGATAATATCCTGGTACATGGCGACCATTTGTTCTATATGTGTGATTGTATCATTATATTGCGCCTCAAGATCAATAATCAATAACCCAACTTGCCTACCTCTTTTACGCGCTTCCTGCAATATTAAATGTGTCATAACGGAACTATCTTTGCCGCCACTGAAAGAAATATAAATTCGTTGGAAATTATCGAAAGTGGCTGATATGCGCTCTTTTGAAGCGGTAAGAACGGATTTTGTTGTATGATAGAGTTTAGTTGCCATGTCAATAAATATTTACTTGTCTTCCAATTGATAAAGCATCTTCCATACTGATTGGTTCGCGGTTATGCGATACCATCCATTTGTTTAAATAAATTAGCGCCAATTCATTTGCATTGTTTTGTTGTTGCTCTGTTAAGAGTGTCCAAGCAGAACAAAATTTACTTGGTATTCCAGTGCTATAACATACAGCAGCTTGACCTAACCAAGCAATTCGGTTCATAGCCTTATTAGTCAGATAATGTTCGCATGAGTTGGGCCATGATCGGAGAACACCTTCCAAACCCTCCCTGAATTGGTTATTATCACCCAGGAATGAAGCATACATTTTCTCGCATTGATCTGCTGTTAATCCTGATCTTGAACTAGCGTAGAATCCCGCTTTATGACATTCCCATTTATCAAATGTGTGGAATATTCGGTCAGGATCATTTGTATTGCTTGTTCGATAATGTTCAACCTCATCCTGGTTTAATTCATCTGTTAATGGCTCGTAATTTGCAATCGAATCTGAGGCTTCCCATGATTTTGAAAAGTCATCATCTTTGAATATTTCTGCTAAACCTGTTATTTGGCATAACCGTAATATTTCTTCCTCATCCATTCCAAGTTCACGGGCAATTCTTTCATTTTTCCAATTACGGTTTTTCAATTCCAAAACAATTTCACTCATTGCGTCAATTTGATGTTTGCCACGGGCACGATTGTGACGGATGGTTGAAGCGATGCGATCATTCTTATCACTTTGTTCTTTACGAATTATAACGGTTGGCGTATAACCGATAACGCGCTGTTTAACTATTTTAGATTCTTTACATACACGCGTTCTATGAAAGCCATCTACCACTTCAATTTTCCCATTATTAGGAAATGTCACTACTGGTTGTGTAAAGCCATCATTCATAATAGAAATTTCCAATAATTCCATTTCAGGAGGGGCGACCTTGTTAGGATTATAATCATTTGCCGTTACAGTTTCTGCTAATACCCACTTCACATAATCCACCGGCTCTGCTTTAAAAGGCGAAGTTGAATGTAAAATTAACCTCGCCTCGTTGAGCATTTCTATTCTTTCATCTAACGGCAAATCCAAAAGGATGTTTGCAAAATCCTGTATTCGTAGAAGCCAAATGTTTCGTTGTGTGTCGGTCATATCCCAAGTATAAATTCAATATTTCTTATTTGTTGTCGCATTTCAGTTATACCCATTTTTTTATTAAAATAAAATATAGCGTTTCCAGAAAAATCTTTTGGATAAAAATCGCGCGGAACGGTTATTTGCGATAAGTTTGCAATGAGTGTTTTGAGCCGTGAAATTTCGCCTTTCAAATAGTCTTCTGATGGTTTGATCTCCAATATTTGCCGAACTGCCAAAAGAAATTCTATTCGATCAGCGATTTTATTTTTATTTCGTGTTGTAATGGATTTTTGTTTCATCTCAGAAAACAGAAGCATCTCGTTTGGCGCAGCATCATTCAATTGCTCAATGCCGTTTTGGATTGATGCAATTTCGTTGTTTATATCTTGGATTGTTTTCATAATTCCGATACGATGATCCATTTGTCGCCATCAAATGTGAATTTATATTGCGGTAAAACATCCTCTAATTCCACAATGAAATCAATATCGTTATTTACTGATTGATACCAAGTGTTGACTATTTTTTCAATTGTTTTCTTCATATCCCAACCGGCGTTAATGGCACCTGGTTTATTTTCTTATCAAAAAATTGAATCCGTTTATTTTTATCCGTTCCAGCTTCCGCCTCAAGTGCCTCGATCTGTCTTATTATCCACGCGTCCCTATACCCCTTAATTCTAGCATAATCTCCAATATCCTGCGCTCCTCTGGCCCGTAATATCCGCCAGCAATAAGCCGGTTTAATTACTTTCGCCCTTTCCAATTCAATCAACTCTGGCACCGTGCATTGCGAAATATATTTACCTGGTATTGCAGATCGTATTTGATTGCTTACCTCAATCAGTTGCCCTGCTTTCAATTCGGCGGCTGTTTTTTCCCAGATGAATCCGCAAAATTCGCATTTACGAACTGCTGCGGCCTGTATTGCGCCACATTGTTTACATGTCTTGACGGCAGGTGCACCAAGCGTGTTGCGCTTTTTTGGAGGATCGAGTGACCATTTACGGGGTTCATTCCAAAGTCCGTGGCGCGAAAAATTACCGCCAAAGTCGATCAATAGAAATTCAGATTTACCAGGAAAAATTCTACTCCCACGGCCACCCGCTTGTAACCAAACATTAATAGCTGTTGTTGCACGGTTCATAATAATTACTTCGATGCTAGGATTATCATAACCTGCTATTAATATATTCGCATTATTCAAAACGCAAAACATACCGCGATCATATTCGTGCAATATCCATTCACGCTCCTGTTTGCTTGTTTCGCTAGTAATGCACCGAGATGGAATTCCGGCAGCATTAAAGGCTTCTGTTGTATGGATGGCATGAGCGATGTTACAGTTAAAAATCAGCGTCTTTTTTCCTTTCGCTTTTTCAATCCATTTCTCAATTACACCTTCATACAGTTTCGATTTATGGAAATGTGCATATTGTGATTGATCCGAAAATTCACCTGTTTTGTCAATAACCAAGTCGTCGAAATTATCCTGCATTTGAAATCCACGGCAAGGAGATAAATAGCCTTGTTCAATTAATTCCGGTATATCAATTGATTGAATGAGTTTGGTGTAATATTTATGGAGTGATTTCCCCACCGGCGTAGCAGTACAACCTAATGTTTTAGTGTTTGGATAAGCATCCATTATTTTGTTGAAAGCGGCTTTATGCGCTTCATCTATCACTATCAGATCAAATTTTATGTGTTTGTACCTTTCCAGTCTTCGCTTGAATGTCTCTACCATAGCCATGTAGACTAATGCGGTTTGACTTACCATTTTATTTTCAGCATCAATTTTACAAATCTGAATTTTGTGTTTTGAAACTGCTACCAAAGTTTGTGCGAAAATCTCAACGCGATCGGATAAAATTAAAACACGCTTACCTCTTTCAACCGCGCTCGCACAAATAAAAGAGAACGTACAGGTTTTTCCAGAGCCAGTCGGCATAACCAATAAGATACGATTATGTTCACGGTAAGCTTCACGAATATCATTCACGGCCTGGATTTGGTATGGGCGAAGGGAGATCATAAATCAATATAACTCATTAAAATACCTACCAAAATCATAAAATAAACGCAAGCCGCCCCCATAAAAAAACCTTTACCAAACCCAATGAAAAAACCAATTATTATAAATAATATTAATATGCAAGCATAAAAAATATGGAATTTAATTATTATTTCTTTCATGCCTATTAAAAATTAACCTCCCCCAAACTTTTTTTACATTCAGTGCAAACAATAGATGAGTGGTCAACGCCCGAATCAATTCCAACCGATCTATCAAGCGCAACTGTTTTATATTGCCACTTCAAATGCTTACATTCCTTCATTTTCTTTAGCTTCCTTTTATAAGCCATCACATATCCCCACATTCCTAAAATGAATATGATGAGGTAACAGGCCAGGATAAGCGTTAGCACCTGTGGCGCGTTGGCATCGGATAGGTCGAATAGTGATTTCATTGATAAGTGATTATAGTTAATGAATTGAAAACTTTAATAGCATCTCGGTCTTTCTTTTTTAATCGTTTATTATAAATATTCAAAATATTTCTTTCCTGAAAAGTTGTTGGTTCACCTTTTTTCAGACGTTCACGTATATCCTGAATTATTTTGTAATCTTCTTTTTTCATTTCTCATCAGGGTTTTTAATTCGTGTTTCGTTGATTTCGGTAATTTCATATTCGCTAATTCTGAAATGGCCACCTCCAAAATCTATTCTTGGAAAAGGCTCCCATTCATTTATTGGTCTTTGAAAAATATCAATCATTGTCGTAATCGGAAAGCCATTGTCAGCCATTCTATATGATGCGATAGTCCATTTATTGCCAATTCTTATATGATAATACCCACTTTCCCTTTTCATCTCAACACCCTCCCCATCCTGCTTTTAACCAGCTTATCATATTCCGTCAGCCATTCCCGGCATTCCAAAACACGGCCAATTATTTTTGATTCTATTGCCTCGTCTCGTTCAATTTCATAAGCGATCCACCGTTCATTATCGGGTAGATCGGAATAAATTACCTCATCTTCGTAATCGGTCGCCGGGGTGTCCATTAGGCCGTGAAAGACAATGAATCGTGGTTTGCGATATAATCTCATATAGCCACGCCCCTGCCATTCGTGTTCGGGGTTAATGCCACCGATTGCATCGTGAAGCGTTTTTCGATTCCATGGCGATTTTACATCTACAATCAAATCCAAAAAATCCACATCACATTCGCCAATAAGAAATTCATCCGACATTTGAATTTTATTTTTATCAGCTAGACCAAATCCCAAAACACGGGCCATAAAGTCGATACAATCTTGTTCAACAATATTACCCTTGTTGGTGTATTTTGAATAGATTTCTTCGTAATCCCCCGCGTACCATTCCTTAAGAAAAGTCTGGCACCCGACCGGAAGATCAGGATTATTATAACGATTGATGAGATCGGACAGGGTCGATTCCATGTTCGCGGTCAGTGGCTTTGCGCCCGAATCATCTTTTCTGGCTTGCAATTCATGCATTGTCTGCAATTGATTTTCAGTCAGCCCCACATCCCCCATAATTTTATGGATTTGACTGCAATGAATGCGAAATAATTTCGGAGCCTGATCCAGGCGGTTGTTTTCGATTGTCATTATTCCGAAATTAAAAGTTTCTCAACCGATTCCGAAACCTGGTATTTCATTTTGATTTGTGCCATTGTATAACCACCAGATTTTAAGGCAGTCCGGCATGCTTTGAAATTGTCGGAGCCATTTACAAGGGTAGGCAATATATATGACTTAAATCTTACCACATGCCCATGGCGGCTGTCTTTCACCGCATACAATATAACAGGCCGTCCCACCCAATCATCAACGTAATCGCTGCCAGTTTCTTTCACAAAAAATTTCGCGTTAGTTTTGTTTAGAATGACCGGCTTATATAATCGTTCGCCGCCAACCTCACGCAACCATAATTCAGTCACGATTCTTTTGGCTTGTTGGTTTTGATCGAATGTTTCGGCATCATCAAATTTTTCGATTTGCACTACCATTTCTGGTTTAAGGTCTTTTACTCCTAGTTTCAAATCTTCACCTGATATGAATTTTGAATCAAGGTTTTTTTTCCATAATGTTTTATTTTCGTTTGCCATTTTTTACGCGAATATTTTAGCCGCCGCTATTTGGTTTGAGTTGAAAGAGCCTTTAACAATTCAACCTGGCTCTTGTATAGGTTTATGATTTTCTGGTCGTCTTTATTAAGCGACTTGTTGGTTGAGATCGCGGCCAAATGCATGGCATTATCAGCTTCACGATCAATAATCCTCTGATTGACTGTTAGAATTTCTTTTCGGATATTTTCGATTATTTGTGAATCCATAATTATATTGTTTTTAAGGTTTTCTGTTTCCATTGGTTTTAAAAATTAAGATTGTTAATTTGGGATTGCCATTTTTGTTTAGTTACATCATTTACAGAACGATTCATTTTACTATTTATCGAAGAAAGTTTTTTACTGAAATCGCGCCATTCATCATAACTTTTACCTTTCAGTTTTCCGCGCAAAATTTCTTTTGCTTTAACTAAATTTTATAATGATCTTTTTATCGCATTATCATGGCTTCCGTTTTTATTCCAAGATTCAAGTTTCCGTAAGTTATAAGCATACGTTTTGACTGAGTTTCTTACATAAACAATACTTGCAAATTCTTTCCTGAAATTATTTATTTCATCTGTTGTCATTTAAATTCCGAAATGTCTTTATGTTTATAATCTGTCACTTGGTCAAGGATGCGATTTACGAGTAGCTCCAGGTCGCGGAGGTCGGCGTTAATTGGCCAGTTTACCGGATCACTTTTTTCTTTTTCGCCCCAATGAAATTCAATCTGAAAACCAACTAATCTTGCGCCACGCTTCCAATGTTCCTGAATTGTAAATATCAAATTTTTCCCCTCCTCAATCCCCTTAACATTGTCGTTATAAATAGTTATGAGTTGAAGCATGGCCCCGCGTAACTGGTCTTTATTTTGGATGGTCATGGGTTTGAGATAGCGTTAAGTCGTTTACCTAATTCAAGATTTCCTTCAATGAAACCCGATACAAAAATCTCAATGCGTTTCTTTTTTTCGCCTGATGCTTTATAAAAAGTAGTATGTTTTCCGGTTATGAAATTCCACTCTGTTTTTGCTTTTGTAACTTTGCCAAACTTTTTTATAATCGCTTCATCCAATCCTGCAGGAAAATATGAAAGCTCTTTTTTTTCTTTATAATTCATGGTTATTTATTTTTGATTTCCGCGTAACTCTGATTTGTTTTGTATTGTGGTCATGGATTAAAATTATTGTGATTCAAAAAACTCCTTTTCGTTTTTATTAAGGCGCTCATCAAGCATTTGCACTGATTCGTGCCTTAGATGTAATTTTTTACAGAACTTTAAATAAAAATCAAGCCAAATAAGACGACGACTTTCTATGTCAAGCTTATAGCCTAATATCTCAGCCGCATGAAGAAAGTGTATAACATAATGATTAGGGTAATGGTCAAATCCATACTTAAAAAAAACATCCATTCTTCCCTGTAATTCATAGTCACTTACTCCTTCCATGAATGTTTTTGCCTTTCCAGCATCTCCACAATGGGCATTTAATATTTCTGCGCGAAGACATCTTACTAAATGTTTAGCGGGGTCTTCTTTTGGAACGGTGTCACAACCCCTGATTGCACCTAACAATACTCCCTGGTGACGTAAGCCAAGTTCAATAACCCAATCTTTTAAAATACTTTGTTTCATCCTCATTTATTTTTAAGCACCCATCTTTCACCTGATGTGTGCCGACAAATATACGGGTTAATTTGGGAATGTCAATAGGTAAATTGAGTTGATTTGGTTAAACCATTGAGGCTCAATATGATTATTTTTTTTACATCAATACAATTATTTTTTTTGTTAAATTTCACCACATTAGATAAAGATACATTATATTTGTCGAATAAAACTTATCTCAAATGTCATTATTAACTTTAGAAGAATACGCGGATCAGTCTGGTAAATCAGTGAAGACGGTGGAATACCAACTCAGGGTTGGTCAATTAAAATTTGTAAAAAAATACGGCAAACGACTAATAGATAGCCGGACAAAATATCCTAAGCGGGTAAAGCAAGGAAGGGGATTGGAGAAGTGAAACAGCTAAAGGTATTATTGGGGTGCGAAGAATCCCAAACGGTTGGTGCGATTTGAAACAAACTAAAAACAATATATTATGGCAACAGAAAAAATAATAACTTATACCGTTGTGGATTACGGCGGTGGCCCGGATTTGATTTGCACATCTATGGAGCAAGCCACTCAGTCGTTAGAAAGCGAAATAGAGGCAATTGATGAAAGCGATTTGCCATTAGATTTTATAATAAGAGTTGAGAAAAAACTAACTCAGAAGCAAATAGATAATTTGCCGGAGTGGGAATAACTAAAATTAAAATGATATGAAAGCAGAAGAATTAAGACGGGGCAACCTGGTCAATGCAATCGGATGGAGTTCTATAATGCAAATAGAATCAATTAATAATGATTCGGTTTATGCGCACGACTTTCCAGATTTCAAAGGCTCCCAACCTATTGATATTGGTTATTTATCAGGAATCCCTCTCACCGAAGATTGGCTGGTTAAATTTGGGTTTGAACGGAATAGTAATGTTTGGAGCCGGTTTTTAAAAGAAGATATAGAGGGATTACCCACTACAATGCAAATGTGGTCAGATAGCAACGAATTTACTATTTGCCGAAATGGAACCTATGTAATTTCCGTAAAATGCGAATCAGTCCATGAATTACAAAATTTGTGGCACGCTTTAACCCACGAAGAACTCACCTACGATTAGAGATAAAATAAAACAACTAAAAAAATGATAACGCTACAATATTTTAACGGAAAAGAATGGGTAAATGTAGGCCAATGGTTAAATGAACGCATGGCTTGGATTTCTCTAGGTTCGGATAATTTTAATTATAGAACAATAGATGAAAATGGTAATATTCAGATAAGTCACAACACAAATAACCGCTTCCTATACTTCCAAATGTTAAATTTTACCATTTTAACAAAATAATCTTGAAAAAGTTTGCATAATCAAAATTAATGTTGTATCTTTACACCGTGGCAATAAAGCCACGATAAAAAACCTCGCAAAATGAAAACACAAAACGGGATTAAATTGACAAGTTATAATGATCTTGAAGAAGCACTTAGCCTATGTGCTTCGCTTAACGAAACAATAAATAAATACAGCCACATCGAAGGAATTATACCAAAATCACTAACGGAAACTATTAATGATTTTAGCGAAAAAGTCCAAAAGCAATTAGATGAATTAGATTAACCTTGCGCTCAACTTGCGAGGTTATCGCAAGCCCTCAGCCCCGGCCCTGAAATAAGGCCGGGGTTTTTGGGTGAGAAAAATTAAAACCATGTATGTATATAAAGAAACAGAGCCAGGTTTATACACCGTTGGCTATTACGATCCACAAGGAAAATGGTATCCTGAAAGCGATCACGACGATAGGGAATCTGCCGCCAAACGCGTTTCGTTTTTAAATGGAGGTTAAATGAAACCTTCAAAACGCCCGGCTAAATCCAACCACGGCGGCAAGCGTCCCGGTGCTGGGCGCACTCAGAAATACGGCGAACCAACCAAAACAGTATCTTTCAGGGTGCCTATTTCGCTTATTCCTGAAATTACGGCTTACGTTGAAAAAAGGCTTTCCATAGCGGCAAAAGAAGCAATAAAAGGAGCCACCAAGTGTTAATTAACAATTTTAACAAAAGATTTAACATATCATATTTGTTATGTGTAAAAATAGTTCGTATATTTGTACAGGCAATTAAGCCAAATCAAAAAAGGGGCGGCAACCCGAAACAGCGGCTAAAGAAAATGAAAAATTTAACCATTACAACAGCAATCAAATTAGGTTACGATTTTGATAACGCTTCTTTTGAAACTATCGAAGAAATGGAACAAGAAATCGTAAACTTCTTAAATGAAAATCAGGACAAAATTAAAAAATCAAAAGTAGATTTCTGCGAAGTAAACGGACACGGAAATTCTCAGTTTGTAAATTACGGCCCATTTAATTCAAGCGGTGAAATTGTAAACTGGTCAGATTACTACGGACAACGCAAACAACGTATATACCATTCTGAATTTCTTGGAATTGATGAAAAAACAGGGGAAGTTTTTATTCAAAAATTATATTGTTTTTCAGGCGGAAAAAATACACCAAAATAATAACCTTAACGGCCCTTCGGGGCCTTTTTTCATTATGAGTAAAAAAATAGAAACAGCGCGACGATTGTTGCTAGATTATATCCGAGAGCGAATGCAAGAACAGGGCATCACCCATAAGATGATAGCTGATAAGAACGGCTGGCAGGAATCGAATGTAAGCCGAATGTTGGCTGCAAAATACCCACCGACACTTGACAACCTGCTAATGCTTTGCGAAGCGGCAAACTGCTTTATATTCGTTGTAGACAAGGAATCGGACGACGACCTATGCCAGACGATGCGGAATCGGTGGGGAAAATTGAGTAAAAACTAAACCTTCTTCTCCTGATCCTTTTTCCTCATCCAAACAAAAAACCAGATCAATCCTGCCGGGATAAAAAGTGCCCATAGCCAATTAGGATTAAATGGTATTACAAGCCCCTGCCGTTCCTTCACTGTTACTTTGTCATCCTTCTTAACCTTGTCGTCCTCTTTTACATTGCTATGCTCAGATTCGATAATTTGGCGATTTCCGGGCATTTGGACAACTTCAGGCTTTTTAATGGCTTCTATTGTGAATTTACCCTCTTTTTTATTGTAATTTATCTTAACCTTTTCTTTGTCATCTTCTGCGACATAACCGCCGTCTTTCTCCAATTCACTAAGGGTTTCAACTGACATTAACGTATCCGCTTTTACGGTCACCGGCTGGTTAAAGGTCTCTGTTATAGTCCTGGTTGTGGCCGTTACTGTTTCGGTCTTCTTTTCCTCAGTTGTTTTGTTTTCGGTCGTTGTTTTGTGAAGGGATGTGCAGCCGAAAGCGGTTAAAAAAATAATTATGTAGGATAGTTTCATTTTGTTATATTTGTGTTCACGCCCTAAGACGGCAAATAATTCACTGTCGAGACAAGCCCCACTTTAACCGGTGGGGTTTTGTTTTAAATATCGCCATCACATAAATCGTCGAGTGCTTCAGAAACATTGTCTTTAGCATCCTCTAATAAATTCTTAGTTGCATCAACTTCATTTCCTGTTACTATGTTTGCAGCATCTTTAACTATTGCTACCGGTGTTAATGCAGTTTTTACAACCGCGCTAAAAATTCCTGTTAAAAATCCCATGTATTGTTTGTTTCATTTATTTTTTATAAATTTGTCACGGACGCATTTTAGTAGGTGCATCTTGTTTTCATCAGCAAAACCCGGTATTGAAGCCGGGTTTTGTTTTACCCGATTTTTTCATCCTCAGTTTTTATCGCCGGTGGCGGCTCCGATTTCACCGTCAACGTTGCCAGCGCCGTTCCAACTACTCCAATCGCAACCATATAACCAGCTATTTTTTTTACGATAGGCGGCACATAAGAATCTGGTACTGCTACAAGCGCAGTACCAACTGTTCCGCACCCGATCATCCAACGCCTGATAACTTTCCAGAAATAAGGGATGTCAGCCAGCAGCCTGGCTTTTAATGATTTGAAATTTACTTTTTCTTTGTCCATTATAAATGTGCGTTTAAAACATTCGGTCTTATAAAAATTACATTCTTATATTTGCGATCACTGCGCAACATTACTTCACCACCATCTGATTGATTTGTAAGGGCCGTATTACCTTCTATCGCTTGAAAATAGCCTTTACCTAAATCTTTTACGAATATACCGGTATGATCCCATTTACCATCACCTTGCCAATCGTAAAATACAACGTCACCTGATTGTGGTATCGTTACTATTTTACCCCACTTATTTACATTGGTAACGGCATAAGGACAACCAGCATACCCTTTTGTAAAATCAATAGATGGCAACGGAAATCCAGCGTGAAAAAATACCCACGAAACAAATTGGCCACACCATGCCTGACCATTAAGACCAAACCATTCACCGTATTTGGTTAAATTAGAATTAGGAGGGTTTTCCTTAGTTCCTATTTCGGCGATTGCTGTTTCGATTATTTTCATCTATTAATAACTGTTATTGCGAATTAAAACTTGGCTTCGATGTTTTAAACTCTAAAAAATTAATCCGTGTTTTATCGTATTTAATATCTTCTTTTATGTCGGCAACTTCCTGCTTTATACCTGACAATTCGCTATTGGTAACGGCGGTCTGTGTCTTTATCGCACTAACATCTTTTTGAAGCACGTAAAAATCATTCACTAATTTGGCAATAAAAAAAGTATTCACGGCCATTAAAATGGTTATGAAAACGCTGAGATATTTTATTGTGTGTTGATCTTTCATTTACGGCGCGTTAAAAAATGTTCCATCATATATAAGTGTCATAGATGAGCCTGGACCTATTGTCAGGGTATTTAATGCCGATGTTTTATAAATATCATTTCCACCTGAAAAAGTGTTTAATGTAATATTTCCAGAACCTCTATTTTTGATATTTATTGGTCTATTCAGTAAACCTTCAGTAAGCGCAAATAATGTCCATGTACTTGCCGAGCCAGTAAAAATAAAATATCTCGTTGGGGATTTCATTGTTAATGATGCGGCAGAAGATACAACCGTTTCAGCATCAAATGTTATCGCGTTACCACTTGACGGACAAGCCGCTGAAGTGCCATCTATGTTGTAACATGAATTAAATTGCGGAGCCGTTCCAATTAATGTAACTACATTTGAATAGGATGTATCGAATGAAACTCCTGAAAATAGTAGTCCCACATTTGTAGTTAAGGTATATGCATTAACATCGATTATACCTCCTGAAATATTTACTCCTGTTGTGTTTGCTATTTTTATCTCTCCCTGGTAAAAATGGTTGTTAGAAATTGTCATACCTAGAACGGTATTGTGAATGTATAAATTATAAGTAGTATTATGATTTATATTGTTATTTGATATAATGCCGTGTCCATTGTTTGTGCCTGCTAACAACTCAATTCCAGTGCCGTTGTAAGTTATATTACATCCGTTAACAATAAGATTTCCACCAGCACAAATTATTCCACCAGTGTTATCAAAAATATCACAACCAATAAATTGTATATATTCCGGTCTTGTAAAACTTAAATCAGCAGCAATGTTATTTCCATAAAACTTGCAACTTGAAAAAAGACCACCTAAATATGTGGAAGATTCGGTATTATTAATCGCCACTCCGCCACCTGCAAAATTGGTAAACGTGCAATTGTAAAAAGCAAATGATCCGGATGCCGCTGAAAAATAAAAAGCATATTGATTTGAACCGGAACTATTTCCGCTAAAAATTAAATTTGAGAATCTCCACTTTGAAGCGTTGCTAATATTGAATATTTGTACATTTGAAGCTGTCGAAATTGTTGAAAAATTTCCTATAAAATTAAATTGTTTTCCGTTAATAGCAATATTTGATCTAATAAGAAAATTAAGACTTGGTGGAAATACAATAGTAGAACCGCTTGGAGCAGTAGTATTTAGAAGAGTGTTTAATGCCGCCGTATTATCAAATATGCCATCGCCAATTAACCCACAATCCAAAACGTTGTATTTACCGCCGCTTTCCGCAGGCTGCCACGTCCCATCATCCCTTAAAAAATATTGTTGCGGCGAAGCTGCATTTATTTTGGATATATCGACGCGCCCGGAATTTATCTGAAGAAATCCCCCATCATTGTTGGCGTCATCTAAAATATTCATAAGCGATACTATAACAGCATCTAGCACCGTATTAACACCAACAGCCGTAGTTTGCCTGTTACCACTTTTAATTAGTGATCCTCTTAATGCTTGTAGCTGTGCCCTTGTCTGCTGGCTCATGATTGAATTATAAATTGTAAACCGTTATCTGAATTTTCTAATTTTATTTTTGTTATCATTGAAAGTAATGGAACGCCTGTTAACAACGGTGTAGTTTCTTGTGCCTGGAATTCAAGTTGAATTCTTGACATATAAATATTACGTGCATCCTGATTTGATTTCATTATCTTTCCCCACTCAATTGAATTAACACGAAGGTTACCTACTGAACCGGGTTCAAATCCAAGTGTTTTATAAATTGGGTTTTCAAGTATAGCACGAATTATTCCTGCTATTCGATGATTAATTACAGCAGACAATTTATCGCCACGGTCATCGCCAATTGATTTTGAATTCGTATAAAGATCAATGTTATAAATGTAAGTTCCCCTGACGTAACCGGCATGTCTATTGTCGTAAGTCCCTTTATCAATTGATAATGATACTATCGACATTTCAGTGAAATTGGTCGGATCAAAATGTTCAATGTAAACCGCAACATCACTACAAATAGAATTATAAAATTGAATAAATTGGTTTTCAAATTCAAGTGTAAGAATCTGCCCAACCCTTTCAAGTATCAGTTCATAATTTTGTGGTTCTATTTTATAATTTACCAGCTGCATTTATGCGGACTTATAATCCTCCAAAATAAAAACTATCCATCCCAATTTTTCATCAGGAAAATGATTTAAAACTTTGTAATTTTTTACTATACCTGAGCTATCAGGCACGTCTATTAAATGTCCAATCATGCTTACTTCCTGGTAATTTTTATTTTCAGGATCATTTATTCTTACCGGATAATTTGGATTTGCATCGGTAATAGTTTTTTCTGAAATGGTTACACTTGCTTGTTTCGTGCTTATCGCATGCCCGTTTGCCGGGTCAACTGATGTGTGATGTTTACGTGAATAACCGGTAACATTTGCTATTTCAAACGTGGGCGAAGTCAATATAATTTCAATACCGAAGTCATCTGTATTTTCCAAAAATTGTTGAGCGTCTATTGCAGCCTGTTCGCTTAATCCCATACCAATTTGTTTTTACTAAAAAAGGGCAGGTTTTAATTACCTACCCTTCGTTTTGTTACCCTTTATGAAATGCCAATTTTATTAACGCCGTTTTTTATTTTTATTACCTCCAAAATCAATGTTTGATAATGGGTCTTTTGTTTCGGTCTCTGTATTTGCCGGTTCAGTTTCGGTCTGTTCTGGTTCAGATTCGATTGGTTCTGTGATTGCTAGTACCGTCTCATTCACATCCTCCTCAATATACCCACCTTTCACCAATCGGTCAAAATTATCAACCGGAAAATTCCCTTCTTTAACCTTGTCGCCATAATGGAAAATATTTTTTCCAAGTCCGCCAATATCAGTAACTATAACCGTTCCAGTCCTCATTATGCAACTACCTGTTCGGTGTATACCTGGTCAACGGCTGCCTGAATAGGAATACCGGCAGAACGAACGCCCCTGAATTCAGCCTGCGCGAACTGATCCAATGCGCGATAAGTGCTGAATTTTCCTTTGCTCAACATTGCGCCCTGCTCTGTAAGCAATGGCACGGCGCAATATGTTAGAACGTTTGCTGTTTCTTCCGGTAAAATGATAACCTTTTTTGGATTCACGAACTTATGAACTGTTCCATCATCATCCTGGTAAAAATCTGAATAAGTGAAAAAGTTGAAATTGAACGCATCGTATGTTGTCGATCCCAAAAATGTTTTACCGGTCGAATCCCTCACGGCTTGTTTTGCAAGCACAGTAAGGTTATTGTTGAATTTCAGGTCATTGTCTTTTGTTGTGCTATTGGCCACCCACGCGCTCCATGCTTCAGAACCGAAAATAACATTCAATGTATTACCGTTCATCTTACCGGTTTCATTATTCCAAACTGCACCGCGCATAAGCGTTCCTGTTACAGGATTAACGCCGTTGGTAGTCCAGTAACCACCAACAGTCAATGCGTTAACCAGTGATCCTGCTTTACGGCCGTATGAAATATTCTTCATTGATGAAAGCTGGATGATGCCAGTTTCCAAAACCTGCCAGCACATCAATTCATAACGGCGGTCGATTTGATTCATACACACCATCATTCTGGCTGCGAAGTCGTCCAGAAAACGTCCCCATGCAATTTGCGAAGTTACACCTTCCACGTGCAAATAATCATAACCATCCAAATCGGTAAGGTTAATTAATTTATCGAAGAAAGGAGGGAATACAACGTTCTGCGTGCTTTTATCAAACACATTCAGTTCACCGCGCTGACCACGTGGAATGTCGTTTGCAATCAAATTCAATCCGCGCTCCGAAACAAGCGATGCCAGCTTACTATTCGTTTCCACTTCGGTAAAAAACGATCTGCCAAACGATTTTGGTTTCTGATGGTCAGAATATTTAGCAACAATCGTGTTGGTAAATAGTGGTAAAGCATCTGTTACTGATATATTCATTTTGCAGTTTTTTTATGTTGTGTGTTTTGGTTTAAATCGCGTTATCAAAATTGGTACAGTTGGCTGCTGATATTGGAATGATTCCGCAAGTCAGCAGCCATTCAAAAATTCTCAAATCGCCAACTACTGTACTTAAAGAATCTCCGGTATGATTAAATACAATCATATCTTGGCGAACCCTGGTACCACAGACAGCGATAGCGACATTTTCAGTTGCTCCTTCATCAATTATTGCATCATCAGCCAGGATGCAAAAATAATATTGATTGGCAGTGTGAATAGTCGAATCAAACTCCTCGACCTTGCCAGTGCTTTTATTTACAACCATGAGAGTCCCTGCGGCCAATGGAACAGGATCGTATTTTGAATTGGTATGCAAATACTGTCTTTGCTCCCTTTCAAACGGAAATAATTTTGCAAGGTTGGTATTAACCTGTAATTGCTGACCATTATTGAATGTTACCGTATTGTTGCTCATGATAAAATATTTTTATTTTTGTATGTCAGTGGCTTACTATTTTTATTTAACAGGTTGTTTTTTAGCGGCTTCACTCAAAAAAGTTGAATTTTTGGTAACGCCCAAAACGAAATCCTGTAATTCTTTTTCTTTTGCTGAAAGATTTTTGTCTTCCTGTGTTGGCGTATCGGGAGCGTTTCCATGCTCAATTTCTTTCAACGATTTTTTACTGAATTTCTTTTCGCCAAGTTCAATGACCTGAACAGGAGACGGCATAACGCCGGATTTAATTCCATCCTGACAAGCCTTTGCATCAATAGGCGCGTAATGTGCCCATACCTCAGCGATTTGCTTCATTTCAGTTATACCGGCAGTTTTTCCTGCTTCAAATATTTCAGCGTAAACAGCCGCGTGATTAAGTTGTAATTCTGCTTTTGTCATGGTTTTTGGTTTATCTTCTGTTTCGGCTTTTGCCGCAATTTTGAATCCATTATGAAGGGCCGAAACATTCAACATCAATGTTTCAATTTCGGCTTTTTTAGTTGGCGTGATTTGGATAATTTCTTTTATAAGACCTATGCGTTTTGCGATTTTAGCGTTAAACGATACGTCTTTACGACCTTCCATTGAAAAGACCTCATCCAATGTGCATTTGCAAAGTTGTTCAAATAATGGAACGTTTACTTTTGCTTCAAACGCAGCGCGTAATTTTTTATTGGCATTTTCCAGTCCGGCTTTTCTGGCATCCGTGAAATAAGCGGGATTCGATTCCACCCATTCATCATAAGCGGCCCGGTGCAAAAGGAATTCAGAAACATCCAACGCAACGACATTATCCGTGTAACAACAATAATATAAAGCTGTCGAATAAGCCTTACCGTCAACGCGAACAATCTTTTCGTTTTTTATTTCAGCGAATTTTGCAACGGCACCGAATCCATAATCAGGGTCGCCACCAGGGGAATTAACGCGAACTGTTATAGGTGCGCTTTCATTTTCTTCAAGAACCTCATCAATGTCGTTGATAAATTGGCCTACTGACCAACTATCTATTATACCGTACATTAATATGTCCTTTGCCATTGGGAGTAAAAATACCCACAGTTAAAAAGTATTTTTTATAAGTTAGCATATTATACTAACTTTTTTTATATTTGTGCAAACCACTTTTTAATGAAGGGAAGTTATCGCAAATCAACTACGCCGAAATTCTGGATAGGAAATACAAACATGAAATTCAAACTTGAAATGACCGCCATTGCAAAGTCTCGTGGAATGGATTTAGCTACTTTTTGCCGGTCGATCTTGTGGGATGTTTGGAAAAATGCACCTGCCCAGGAAAAGAAATTTTTGGATGATGATGGGTGTTGAGACCTCAGCGACCTCAGCGATTATGGAATAAGCGATACACAGATAGCGTATAGCTTCACAGAGGCAGAAACAGAGCAGCTAAAATCCGTTTTGATGGATATGGCTGCCGATATTCAGGAAGTGGCGGGAATCAGCTTTAATGATGCTCTAAAGAAAATTGTAAAAAAGAATGTTTAGTTACTACGGCAGCAAGTCAAAGATTATTGATTATTACCCTGCTCCTATGCACGGGAAAATAATAGAGCCGTTTGCGGGGAGTGCCCGATATGCTTTGAAGTATTTTGACAGAGATATTTTGTTGGTTGATAAATACGAGGTCATTGTTAATATTTGGAAGTACCTGCAAAAGTGCAGCGAAAAAGATGTGTTATCATTTCCAAATTACAAAGCCGGCGATAGGATTATAAAGGAGGATTTGGATTGTGTTGAGCAATACGAATTACTAAGGTTTTTGCTGCAACAGGGGACGGTTGGCGGGAATAAAGCCTATGAGTGGGGTGTTAAGTCATACAAACAAAACTTGAAACTAATAGCCTCTAATCTCTTTAAAATAAGGCATTGGGTTATTCAGCACGGTTGCTACAAGGATTTGGCAAATGAGTTGGCAACATGGTTTGTTGACCCGCCATATCAACATGGAGGACACAAATACAACCAAAGCAATAAGAACATTGATTACAGCCATTTAACGGCTTGGTGCAAGGAAAGGTTGGGGCAGACTATTGTTTGCGAAAACACTAACGCTAATTGGATGCCGTTTAAATCAATGGTTGAGATGCAGGGAATAAAATTCAGGACTACGGAAGCTATCTGGTCGAATCAAATTACCCAGTATGATACCGTGCAAATGAGTTTACTTTAAAATCAACGAAAAACATTATATCTGAAATAATATAATTTGTATTATGTGTAAATAGCCGTTCATGGTATCAAATGTAATTCTTTTATTTTTAAAACCAAAATTTATTTTACGGGCGGTTTCGGTTTTTTCTTCCCACCCTTCTTAGTAATAGTAGAATCGTTCACAACCTTTTGTTCGATAGGCGCTGGCTTTAATCCCAGTTTTTCAGTCATATCGCGCTCTATTGCCGATTGTTCTATAATCTCTGTTATATCGCCAGTTCCAAGCACCTCTGCCGCATTTTCACCATCTATCAATGGCATATTAGCCATAGCTGGGCCAAGCATTACCCGTACTGCATTGGCTTCTTTCTCAGGGTCAATGTGACCTGGATTTTTACCAACAAATCTCACGCTGCGATATGCTTCAAGTACCATTTCATTTCCGTCATTAAACGCCATGATGTAACCAGGCGCTTGTATGTTTCCTTTTAATATTTCGGTATGGAGCCAAAAATCAAATATTGGTTTTTTATGACCAACGTAATGATGCTCGCGTTTATTTGCAAGCGTATGGATCAGATCAACAATACTTGCCCGGCTTGCCGAAAATGAATTTGTATATAATCCCCAAAATACATTTGGCGGAATATCAATCACAGCGCAAAATTCATTCGTGTGAGTTTCCATAAATTCTTTAAAATATAATGGATTCTCATTTTTGAGCATTGATATTTTTGAACCGGGATTATTATTGTAAGCCGTGCCGATATTGGTAATTTGCATAACCTTACCCATTGTTATGCCGTCGTCAGTTATCGGTAACCGATTATTTCCATTCATTCCAATGCCTGAGCTAAATCCTTCCACGGCAGCAGTTGCGAATGGTGCTTTACCAGATGCGTTTAATTCATGCTCGACCTGGTAGCTTACCTTAGCCGCTTCTTTAGCCTGGCTTAACGTGGCACCTGAATATTCTTCCATCTGCTTTAGCTTCTCAAGGCAGGCCGCATAAATAGACATTCCGCGAACATTATTTATCCGGAATTCATTGCCATAATGAAACCATGCTCGGAGTAATCCATCTTTTCCCCTCGCTTCAATTCGTTCAAATTTGTATTCAAAAATATTACTTATATCAGCATTGAGCGCGTAAGTCCTTACATAATACGCTATATGCTCCCGGCGGGAATTTATTTCAACACCATCAATTATAGTGTTGCCGTTTGCAAGTGCTTTTGGGAAAAATTCAGAACCGTAATAAGGAGATTGTACATGTGCGCCGTCGATTAATTGTATTTTCTGTTGGCCTTTAATGTATCGGATTATGATAAGAACATCGCCGCCAACCATAGAATTTTTCTCAGATTCCAGGTCGATCTGGTTCATGTTTTTCATTCCTGAATAATCACACGACTTCGATCTACGCCATAAATTCCAAAGTTCTTCGACTTGCTTTGCGTATTTCTTTTTATCTAATTTTATTCCATATTGTTCTAAGACAGAAACAGAAGGTTCGCACTGAGGCTTTAAGCCAGTGCCGATAACCCATTTCAATAAACGCCCGATTCCGATTTGTGCCTTATCACTTTCAAGCATAGCTTGCCATGAACGAATACGTAAGCCATTCGTGTCAAGTGTATAGTCAATCATCGGGCCAGCTTGACCGAAATTCTTTTCACCGTTAAATGAATAACTGGCTACATGCTGATATGTAAGGCCGGGAAAAATTGCGTTTTTTGAAGGCGACAAATCCATATAAGCCCTCGGGTATGTGGCGTGAATGTCAGAGGGCGGCGATTTATATTTTACAGGATATGCCATGCGTTAACGAATTTCGTGAAATATTGGAACGGTTTGTTTTATCTCACCAATACGTTGTATGGCCTCTTCCATTGTTTTAAAACCCGCATCCATTTCCCAATTAATTTTCGATGAATAAAACCAAAGGAATGTGCGCTCTTCATAAGGTCTGCCTATCTCGACAAAATATCTGAAACCCGTTTGAGGTTGAGGGATTTTATATTCTGATACTCTATATTTTATTTTTGTCATATTGTGCTGTTACCATCCCCTACCAAAAAATCCCCGATAACGGGTAAGGTTCTGTTCGCTGACCTGGCGAAACTCGTTACCGGTTAATTTATTGATGTACATTTGTTTTAAATTTTCATAAGCCTGTATGGCTTTCTGTACTGAGATCATGCTAGTATAAACGACTTCCTGCACGCTTTGACCGTCATCTATTTTATAAGATGCATGGTTGCCAGTGGAAATTGCTTTGGTTGCCGTATTGAACATGGCATCTATCAGGACATTTAATTTATTTATCTTAGCCTTAATTGACGTGCAGCTTTCAAAATTAGCATCAAGGGTAAAATATAAAATTGCCATTTAGTTTTGATTATCGGTTAAAGGTAATAAAAATATTTGCAATTGTCATTTTTGCTATTTTAACAAAATAGTATCTGCTTTTGCTTCCGAAATATCCCCCGTTGTTTGACCGGCCATTGCGGCATCAAAAGCGGCGCTAGTTCCTGGTGCAATGGCATCAACGGCCACCGCAACTGCCTTTGTGGCAAGTTTTAAAGTAGTCAGATATTGCACAGTTTTGTCATAAGCCGTTTTAAGTTCGTTATACCGGGTAGCAAAATTGGTGTAGTCTGCCGGGGCATCGCTGTTACCTATACGCACTTTACCATCTGCGGTAAGCCAGATATTGAATTTGAATAACCTGTCAGCGTTAGTGCTGAATATTCGATGCTCACCAATTTCAGCTTTACGGCCTTTATTTAAAACGCCTATTATTGCCTCGTCGCCGTTACGCTCTGTTGTAATATAAATTACCGTGGCATTTTTTGGTGGGCGTGAATCGGTGCCGTATGGGCCGTAGTCCTCAGCCGTGTATGTACTTTTAGATGCAATCGCTTTTATTTCAAGTTGAAATATTTTATTTAAAACAGTGTTTGTAACTCTTAATAATCGTGCGTTCATTTTTTATACCCTCCCTAAATTTTCACCTGGTAAAACAAATGGATTCATTGGTGTTCTGGTATCATAAACACCTGGCGGCACTGCGGTTATCGTTGCTTTTTCACCATCTGCATTTAATTTATAATTCATTTCTTCAATGAACCATTGCGATGGAATATAAAAATAATTATCACGGCTTATTACGCGGATCATATTATTTGGAAATATAAACCTGCCATTCACGGCTGGCTTATCTAATTCTATTTTTAAATTGGCGTGAGATAATTGACTGCTTCGCTCCCGTATAGCTGCTCTCAAACAATCATCATTTGTACCGGAAGATATTTTTATAACCTTTGGCCTGTAAACAATTGGCACGAATGGATTTGTTATGTGAGCGTATGGCATGTTGCCACCATCACCGCTCAGATCGTTATCTTTGGGTGCTTGCCCAACCACCTCAATATCGCTAAACATAGCCTGCCCATTGTAGCTTGATTTAATATCAAGTGGGTTTATTGCTCTAATTGAGTTTGTCCCAATTTCAAAAATATAATCACAGTTACCTTTTGAATCGCCGGTATATGGCACATTCACAATAAGATTTCCAAAACAATCAGTTGATAAAATAAGATTTTTTTGTACTGCCAAATCTTTAAGATAAGATAAAATATTTTGAGATTCAGGGCCAGTTGTTTTATCAATCGGTTCATCCGTGTCATCACTTGCGCTTTGAATAAATGCTTTCATTGATTCGGGCAAACCCAATGAATTCGCCTTAGTTTGTTTTTTATTTATATCTGTTTCAAATACCGAATCGGCACGGCTGCTTTTGACATAAAATTTAAAACCACCGCTTGCAGGATCGCTGAAATATGGAAGTACTTTTTGATTTATAATTTGACGCAATGACATACCGATACTTTCAAGCGGATATGCTTTTGTTGGAAAATCGCAATCACCAATAACACCCGGTTTTGAATAACCGCCAATTTCCATGAATGTAGGTTTTGGCCCCTTAATAAATAATTGAGAAAGCATGAATCCTGTTAGTATCAATTCGTCATGGGTTAACCCTAAAATTGCTTTACCACCCGGCCCCTGACCAACTGCATACATTCCAGGTTTATCGTGAACATAATATAATTTACATTCATGTATATGAGAAACGGCTGCTAATTCAGCGTGTTCGTGATTATTCGGATCAAAAAATAATTGTAGTCTGAATGTGGATGCGATTGAATCGTATTTTAAATTTAATTCGATCTCATTAAAAAGAGTAGCGGTTATAAGTGTTGGTCGTGTAGAAGATTCCCGTGTATTTACAACTAACTTTATCATTTATGTTTACGCATAATAAACTATTTCTCGCCCTTTCGGTAATCCCAATGCAATTTCTTTATACCGAATTTTATTTTGTTGGATGAAATTTTGAATATTATTATCCAAAGGGTCAAGCCCATAAAAGCGGTGTGTAAGTAAAATCACATTACTATCTTCTGTTAAAGTATATCGAATTTCCTTTCGACCGTTCAATGCAATTTCGATCAATGCAGAAGTTGTAAATGTAACGATGTCGTTAAGCGATTGGTTAACGTCAAAGTTTGGAATAAAAAATAAAGCATTGCCACCGTTTAAACCCTGTAGACTGCCAAGATCATTTCTGAATTGCCGATAATTTGTATTTATCAATTGCTGTACGCTTTGAACAAATGTAGTTGATATGACGGGGCCTATACCTGTTTGTGTTGGCGTGGCGGCAGCATTACAAGTCGCGCTAATATTGCCACTTACCATCAATTGATAAAGTTTTTTTGAAGCCGATGTTGTAAGACCTGTAAGCGTGGCCCTGAAATTTGCATACTGATTATTCAGGATACGGATTTTGTCTTTTACGCTTGCATTGAATTGATATGGCGCCAATATCAAAGATGTTATTTCCCGCATAAATACTACAGGCTCATGCGTGAGATTATTGATAGCTGCGTTAGCTTTACTAAAAGCGTTATAATAATTCTCAGCATCAACCGGGTCTTTAATTATTTTGACGGCTGAATTATAATTTTTTGTAGTGGTTTGTTTTAGTGTCTGTGTTTCTTTTATTGAAAGTCCTGTTATATCAGTATCTGAGGTTATAGCTTGTTCAACTGCAATTGACTTTAGCTGTATAACATCGCTTTGATTTTGAATGAACTTTACCTGTGTACCATCTAAAATAGTTTCTTTCGCAATACATGTAACTTTCGTAATGTTTAAATCGATGTCATCAAATTTTAATTGGGTTACTTGGCAATTAATGAAGTCATAATATGGATGCTGTATTTCCCAAGGGTCGGGATGCCCTGCTGAGAAACGAAATGAAAAAGATTCGGATAAATGATTATCGCCGATAAAGTAAAATTCAAGTGGAAACTCCCGGCGTTTTAATTTACGTTTTTTAATTAGCGGCAAGTCAATATCAACAAGCTCATATTCAGTTTCGTGGTATTCTTCCTCTAATGAATATGAGGGTAATGTGTGAACTAGGAACGTTTCGCCGTCACCAGTTCGGATGCTCATAACTTGGGTATATCTATCCTGCCAGCTCAATTATGTAAAAATAGAAAAAAGGCGGCTCATTTCCTATCCCAATATTTCAATAGTTGTTTTTGGGCCTGTTTTATGTAAAATCCTTCCATTTTTTTATGTGATCGGTTTGAGGCATTTTTCATAAAATTGGTAGGGTTGACGTGGATGGAGCGGCCTTTGGATTCGGAATATAAGGGGGTGAGTTTCGCAAATGCGCCCACCGAATTAACCCTCCATAATATATTCTTAGCTAAAATAAATCCACCAACACCAGCATGTTTAATTGATGAATAAAATTTTGCTGCGTCTGTTTTACCTTGTGATTTTGTAACGTCAACAATACCTCTTTCCCTAATTGTTTTCAACCTTGCATTTGCGCGTACATTTCCTTTACCGCCAATCCGTGCGCCAGGCATTGCAATAAATGTTTTGCTATGTATTACACCACCATGTTCCTGCTGTTCCAAATCCTTTATAGCAAAATTGGTCGCCTGATTTTTCAATTTGTTTTCATAAAATCCGATCTGTCCTTTCATGGATTTTAATTCAAAACCTTCTGCCTTTATGAATTTGCTATTGGCGATAAAGAAATTTTTTTGCCGGATAGTAAAATCGGATTGAGTTTCTTGCGGCATTGTCCTGGTTTTAACATCAAAAATTGTATCATTGATTGCTGACCTGGCCGCGATCGGTAAAGCAGATCGGTGTATCTGTTCTAATTTATTAGTCCATTTTACCGTGGCTGAAGTATCAATTGAAAATTTGAAGTTTGAGGGCATATATAAAATTAATAAAAAATACCCAAATCGACATAAAAAAATTCCATAGCGGCTATTTAATATAATGCGAATTATGATAACGTTTTTCACGGGATTATAATGGTGCATTATGTTACAGTAGCTTCGGTTGTGGGCAGGGCAGGTGGTATGTGCGGAATGGCTGATTAAAAAGAGAATTGCTATTTTAGCGGGATGGGAAAATTAGAAATAAAAAATATGAGGGAATTAATGACCTTATCTGAATTTTGTAGGGGTTCAATTATAAGTGAATTGGTTTATTTAGAAAGGCATGTTGATGAATTTTTATCAAGATATTTTTGTGGAAACAACAATGATAAAAGACGTGATTTATTTCAATTAATACTTGCCACAAAAAGAATGACGTTTAACGGTAAGAAAGAAGCTATTGGTTATATTTTAAAAAATAATTACAAACAATTTATTGAAGAACACCCTGAATTTTTAGATACTTTTGAAAAGATTATTCCTGAAAGAAACAGAATGGCTCATTATATGTTAGATACATCTCATAATTGTGTAGAAAATTATAACAAAGACGGTGTTTTTAAATTAGTAAATTTTGAAGTAAAAGGCACTAATTCAAAAGAAGAAATGTTACCCTACACTGACGCTTCAATAAGATCTATAATGAAAATTATTATTGACCAACGAATATTAGTTGCTGAAATAACTGAGAAATTTTTTTCCCATAGACAACTCGCCTGCGAAATAACACCTATGCATAAATGTTATCCGGTCAATGGAAAGTTGCCATGATCTTAAAATATTTTATTACACTATTAAATTAACATACACACAGGTCGCGTTAGCGAGTATCGAAAAAGAATAAACGGGCCTTTTTAGGCCACGTTATTCTGTGCGGCTACTTAACATAATCACATTATATCCGAGTGTTCCACAGAGCGGAGCGGTTAGCGACTGCGAACGAAGGATATAATTTTGATTCATGTTAATGTATGCTTTGAGTGCGAGGGCTAAATTAATACAAATAAAACCAAACTCCAAATTTATTTTTTCGCTGAGGTTTACGGTTCGGTTATAATAACTGGATGCGGTTTTTCCCGTCCCTTCTGCTCAATCAAAAACATTCCTTGCTGAGGTTCTACGCGGTTACCCATAATGTCGTAATAAATTGGTTTTAATTTATTCGGATCGTTCTGTTTTATTCCAAGCCAATTTATTATACAACCACATTTAATATATATCGGCCACTGGTTAATAAGATCAATTCCAATAAAAGCGGGGCCACACGACAGATATAAAAAATCAGGTGTCCTGAAACAATAGTTCATCGTATCTGTTTCATTACCACTTGTTAATATCTGCGTCCACACTATAACAGATTCACCTTGTGTAGTCATCCAATTGAAATTGAAAGAATCCTTTAATGGATTGTAAAGTTTAATACAAATCGTATCTCCCGGACAAAGCGTATCAGGTGAAAAACTTATTATTTGTGGGATTGGATTACAGGCAATAATACCAAGTGTTACTTGGTTCGGAGACAATATATTACCACTAACTGACCAAGTACCTACCGGGCACTGATTCGGTATTTTCAATTTCTCGCCGTAAACCAAGCCGATACTAATAGTATCGACTACCGTTAATTGCGAAAGCGTGCCAGTGAAAAGTGTGTCGATCAATGTTGTATTATTTCGATCTAACCTTACACCGACTTTAAAAATTTGGTTCGGTTGTAATTGAGCTAATACAACAAATCTAACTTCAATAGTATCACCAGTACACAACGCTTCGGGTCGCGTTTCGATAATTGTTACTGGAATGATTTGAGCATGTAGGAATGTGCATAAGCACGAAAGCAAGAATACAAGTGAGCAGATTGTTGTGGGTTGTTTTTTCATGGCAATAATTTTTGCCATCAAATGTAGTGTTTTTATTTAATATATAAATTTGTCAGGCAAGCTCATGTTTTTAATTAAATTTCTCAGTAATAGCCCACATAGGCAGCGATTTTATCAACGTGTATTCACGAATTGATTGAATTGGCTGCGTATATGGCGAAGCATTTGAATCTATATTTATGTCCGCTGTAATATCTACAGTTTCACCCGCGCTTTCATTAACCACTTTCACTGTATGTCCGTCACATGTGCTAGCCATATTTGGCAATGCTGTTACCGATCCTGGCCCAATACCATTTAAATAAAATACTAACGCCTGTTCATAAGGTGGGATTGCGGTTGTACCGCCACCGCCGGGAACATAGTTTTTACGGTATCTTTGGAAAGCAATCAACGCGGCATCCAAATATTGAAAACCATTGTATTCACTATCAGGAATTCCATCGGCGTTTAATCCAGCTATACGCATTATTTTAGCGAACCATTGTTGATAATCGCCAAGGGTGATTAAATTTACCGGCGTTCCTAAGAAATTGCCAGGATTATCTGTTGTTCGCCCATTTGGAAAATCGAAATCCGGCGGATCTATGTTTGGATAGTTTTGAATACCTACTGCCATTTTATTTTTATTTTAATTATACAAAATTCAAAAACATAACTCCCACAGTTTGCAATTGTTTAAATTTCAAAACGATCCTTCTAAATTCAGCCTCACGACTTAAACTTACATTAGTATAAACACCAGGCGTGTTTGGCCCTGCACTGATAAAAAATACAGCGTTCATTCCACCCGGATCAAATCGAATGTCTTTATTATTATCAGTATTATTTCCCACCAATTCATTTATGTAAAATCCTTGTTGCCAATCACCTTGCTGAAATTGACCCTGTTGAACTTCTGATAATATCGCACCATTCAAATCAGCCGGATTTGTGTAGTCCCAACCGCTTGGATAAGTTGCAAAAAAAGATTCGTAAACATAAACATTATTAAATCCTGCCGCATGCAATTGTCTTTGTAAATATAAATAATGTCCGTGCGCAGGTTGTATTCCTGGCGCGGCCATTTTACGCCTTATCTCTGCTTTTCTTGTTTCTAACGGTAAAGATAAATTAGTTGTAATAGCTAATCGGCGCTCCCAGTCGGTTGCATCATCGCTTGTAAATTTATCATTGTCTGGAAGTAATGAATATAAAATTGCTATGCTATCTTCATAAGCCTGACCCTGACTAATCGAAAGCGCGCGATGCAGACGGAAAATATAAGAATCGAACGGTAGAGCAAACGCGCGGCCAGTCGGATAAAACTGCCGAGTTAATTTTTGTATTTTTTCCTGTACGCTCAGTTCCATTATACAATAGGTCTCATGGGTTAGTTGTAAATTATAACGGGATTTAAATAAGGAATATCGCCCAGTACAAATTCATAACTTGTGTGTAGTACGCCATTAACTGTAAATCCAACACTAGTAAAAGGATTACCAGGTTGATTTAAAGTTATTACGCCAATTATTTTATTGTCATCCAATGTATCGTTTTCTGAAATAGGGTCATCGGCAGCATCCAAAAAAGGACGTATTTGCGAAATAGAATCCTGTAATGCTGCCAATATAGATGCCTGCTTACCGGCTGTTAATGCCTGGAATCCAGTGATTGTAATAACAACAGTCTTAACTGTTATTGGTTCATAATCTATTGCAGCCATCATTGGCCTACGTCCGCGCTCATCAATATCCAATGATGTATCGGGATCGAAATTTACAGCCGATTTAACATCTAGAATTGTTTGCGCTGACGGTGTACCTTTACCATCAATGCTATCTGCTATTGTGGCTTCAATATAAATTACTCCCTGGCTTGGAAATCCTTCGCGTGCGTATGGATAAATTATTTTAACGCCCTGCACACCCGAAACCCATAAACGATAATCCCCAGGCGAACCTCCCTGCGCGTCAATACGAAATGCGGCAATTACAATATCCCTATAATTTTCAATATCTTCTGCTGCTAATGGTTGTACCGTTTCCGCCGTTACAACCGCGCCAGAATTAACGACTGGCATCGGGGCAGTGGCCGTTAAAGTATCGCCAATGTTTAATTTACCTGCTTCGCCAATTGTAAGTGCGCGTACATTAATCGTATCGCTGGTAGTAAGCATTATATGTTCAACGTCCAATACATACAATACGCCGGGATTAAGCGAATTGTCGTCACTTTTAAATGTAGTTTCAGCCGGAATAACGCCTCCAATTGTGCCCGTAACTGTAATATCATATCTTCCAGCCAATGCGCTAAACGGCTCCCGGTTTATTTTTATTTTACCGAAGCGGATAAGTGTTTCCTCATCACATAAATCAACCCAAATATTTTTTTGTGTTTCTGCAATTGCTAAATATTGCCCGAATAATGTAGCGGCTTGCGTTGCCGCCTGTGCGCGCATCTCTGCTTTACCTTGGTCGTTAATTGGCACACCGAATTCATTTTCCAAATTGGAAAGAATCCCATTGTATAATTGTATTTGTGTTGGCAGCGTTAG